AATCCCTTCAGCATACATGATAAAACGATTTTTTGTTCTTGGTTCAAAGTTATAGAACATCAATTCTTCTTGTGAGATTATGTCTGCCATTATTTTTCTCCTCGTAGTTAAAATTAGACTCTAGAAACATGTATTTCTGTCGTCGTCTAATTATAAATATCATTGATTCCTATTTTTTGTTAAAATAATTATAGATGTTCACGTAAAAAAAATAGCAGATTCTTTTATAGAATCTGCTATTTTATATTTTTTGGGCTTTTAACTATTGAGAAAAGGTCATCTCGTATTTTAGACTACCACAATCTCATATTCTATCGAAGCCATTAATCTGCATATTTTCTCATTCTGTTAAGTCTGGGTTGAAATTATCTAATTTTTCTAACAACACACCCTTTCTAAAATTGAATCTATGGGACCTAATCAAATAATTCTTTCTATTGACATATCAGTAATTCGGTGTTCCTTCTGATACCTTTTTGAAATGTAAAGACTCGTATAACTTTCCTTGACTCCATCTACGATCTGCATAACTTATTATTTTTTTTGGTTTGTATTTTCCGATAAAATGCTTAAGTAGTTTGCTAGCTCCGCCTACAACACTTCCTTTGGTGCAGAAACGGATCAATTCATAATTATCTTTTCTCGGTGTGTTTCCTAAAGCTTTTCTTAGTTTACCAAATGTCATTACGGCAACAATTTCGCTGTCATTGACTAATCCTAACTTTACGAAAGCTGATGCATATCCTTGCAAGTGTTCTTTTTCTAAAAACTCCTTAGACTGTTTTGTCGATAATCCTATAACATTGCAGTTTCTCCCGTACACCCTAGGTTTCTCACTCGTTTTAAATATGTGCATTAATCTATCTTTTACGATATTCCTATTAGCTGCTCACTCATCTTCAAATATATGAATTAATTGTATACCTAATTTCTCACACAGCTCTGTCTTATTCAAATGATATTTTCTATTCTTACCACCTCCTATTTCGGAGTGTCAAAAATTACCATCTAATTCTATTGCAATTTTATAGTCAGGTAAATATAGATCCAATTCACAATTTGGTATAATAGATCTAGAATTTCTAGTAATATTAGTTAGACCCGATTCGATTAAGAAGTCATATATTTCGTTTTCTACATTACTTATATACTTATTAGTCGGGCTGCATATTGGGCATATAGGTATATGACCATTTGCAAAATGTGAAACAAAATTATTATTACAGATAGTACATAAAAACTTATATTGTATATTATGTGGAGAATCCTCTTTCTTAGATCCTATATAATTGTCTATAAGTTTTAATCCTTGATATTCTAATATAGGTATAATTCTATTCAACTTCTCTTTATATTTCAATTCTATTGCTTTATTTGATCCTCAATAGTAATCACCACCATATCTTTCATTCATAGTTTTCTTTATCTTTTTTAAAACTTCTTCGTCTGTAAATGGCGACGACGATCCATATTTGTTTATCATTCCTTCGTTGGCAGCCTTCCGGATCTCTTCTACTTGGAACCCGACACCGCCGTATCTTTCGTTCATAGTTTCTTTAAATTTCGGTCTATTACTGTAATTTTCATCACCGTATTTTTCTTTTAAATTATCCTTAAACCATTTTGTGCCAAAGTCGAACGGGTTCGGAATACCATATATCTCAGTCATCGTTTCTCTATATTTGTCTCTATTGTTGTAGTTTTCATTACCGTATCTCTCTTTCTTGGTTTGCTTAGCCTTTACTTTGTATTCGTCGGTTTTAGAATAATGATCAACTCCGTATCGTTCTTTTACTGTTTTTTTATAAGTTTCTAACATTTTGTTTTTTCATTCATCTGTCTTCGAATATTCTTTTCTACACTCATCGCTACAGAATCTTTTATTACTATTCTTTTTAATCTTAAATGGTTCCTTACATATCTCACAATATACTGTTTTTCTGTTATGCTCTACAACATATTTTGCTTTACAGTCTATAGAACAAAACTTCAAATTCTTAGTTTCTTTCCCACAATTTAAGCACTTTATCATTGTTTTCTCCCTTACACCAACGTCTGCAATTGACGCCGAATACGTATATTAATACCTATCGGGTTTAACAGAATGTGACAAAAAAAAACAGTGAACTTCTATAAAGTTCACTGTTTTATACTGTTTGTTTCTAACTGTTACTGTGCAAAGGTTCCGCCAGTTGGGGTCACATTAAAATCAATTATTATTGTTTCGGCGTCTTTTGCTGGTTGTAATCATATTTGTCCAACTAACTCATTTCTATCAATAACTTCTGGTGTATTATTTGTTTCATCCATTACAACTTGGAATGTATATAGTCCTTGCTTACTTTTTACATCGTTCATGTATGGGTTAACTTTGTTAAGGAATTTCTGTCTTGTTACATCTGTATTTTTCTCAAATACTAAGTATTGCGAGACAGATGAAACATATTTTTTGAGATTAAGTAGTAAGCGTCTAACAGATATTCTGTCTAGAGCACTTGGTAATGCTTGTAGAGTCTTTTGTCCTCATACAACCACTTTACCATTTAAAGTTGCTAGTGGGTTTATTCTACCATCGTATAGAGTTTTGATGTTATCGCTACTTAGTCTGAATTCTGCTTCAACAACCATTGGTAGTGATGCTCTATTCAAACCTGCTGGTGCATACCATTCATATCCAACTTTATCATTATAAGCAATTGCTGATGCTATAACTGTTGAAGGTGGTACTCATACATATCGATTAGTATTTTTATCTTTAATTTTGACCCATGGGTGATAAGTTGCCGTATAGTTAGAATTTATTGTTTCAACATATGTTATTGCGTTAGCTACGGAGGTTGTCTTTCCTGCTAAATCTGCTACATAGAATGTATCGGACCTGTCTTCTACCATTTGTTCAGCGTAATTATATACAGATGAATGGTCGTTAATTGTTATACCTGGCATAAATAGTAAGTTTAGGTCTATTTCGTATGGATTAGTTATAGTATCTAAAGCTTTTTTGTATACTGTTGTTCCGTTTGCTGTTCCACTAGAACAATCAAAACCTTGAGTATTAGTACTAGATAAAAATGTTGTTGCTACATTCAAAGGTTGAATTGGATCCGCTCCGTCAAAACCGTTTTGGAAAGGCACGATGAATTTGGTATATGTTACTGATGATGATGGGTTGATATGTGCTGACGCAGAGAATATGATATTCTCCAACTTGAAGGTGGCGTTGCTGCCGGTTGTTGCAGATTCAGGTAACGGTGCAAGGTATTGTAAAGCATCGTCTTTCGTGTAGTCTAAACCGTAATACACTTTAGTATTAGTTTCACTCAGATATAATTGATCTAGTTTTAATGAAGCAGTTGGGCAATTTTCTGTAGCAATTACAGGTTGTTTCAAAGCTGCAAACCCGAATGGAATTAAATTAGCTGCGATCGAAGTACCGGCCATCTCAACTCTTACATACTTCGATTTATTAGGATAGTCACCATAATAAATAGTTGTTAGATTCGTTGTATCTCATTGACCATATCTATCACCAATTACTCTTAGTAAATAATTAGTAGCGTCGGGGTCTAAAGTAAGGTTTGTAAAGGTTTCATATATGACTGGTCGTTTATCGATATCATCATATTCACGAATAGCTACAGAGAATTGACCAAAATCAGAGCCTGCTATAGAACCTGCTTTCTTTACATCGAAAATAGCTATCTTTATGTCTTTATTTCCAGATGTGCCGTCACCTAAATTAACAAATTTGAATAAATTTGTATTAATATCACCAACATTCTGAGATATTATATATGGTGTTTCAGCAGTTTTATAATTATTACCAGTAGCTCATTCGAAATCCATAGTCATCGAAGAAGTAGAAACACTACCAGTACCTGTGGAACTAGAAATAGAATTATTGAATACGCTATACACATAGGCTTGACTATCGCCTCTTGGATCTGTTCCAAATAAATTGGTAATATAATTAGGGTCACTTTCATATAAAGAGGCAGTATATGTTCAAGTACTACCACTTACTATAGTTAATCTTAAATCTTCAGCGGTCGATGCATTCACGTCTAAACTAATTGTTGTTGAAGTTTGTGTAGGTAATAGTACAGCATTTACATTTATTGCTGCACTGGATCCTGTTGAGGTTATAGCTAATACCTCATCTGTTGTTTTTGTAAATCCTTCATCTCATAAAACTCTGACTATTTCAGCTGATGCTGCATGCTTTAAATAATAGTCAACAGCATATGGTGTAAAGAATTTGTCATAAGTTAGTCCAAATTTGTTCTCGTTGTCTGTTCTAGAAGTTACAGTAGTCGGTACAAAAGCTGGTCCTTTAAGAAAAGGTCCTACAAATACAGCTCCTATAGCAGATACTCCTGCTTCTAAATAACTCTCATCATTTTCTCTGGTGAATACACCAGGACTCGTTAATCTTTCAGTTGCTCCCACATTTTTTCTCCTCTAAATTGTTATGAAAATTTTCTCTATCATCTTATTAAAAAAAAATTTACTTTTCTTCAATTTCCCATGTGTCTAAATTAATTTTGACGGTTCCATACTTTTCTTTAATCTTATCTAATATTTCTTTTTGTTTAAGTACTAAATCGTTATACCCTTTAATCAGTATATTTTTATCACTTTCGATCACTTTAGTTTTAATTTCTAATTTACCCAGCTCACTAAATATTTGCTGGTAATTTGCGTTCAGGGCTTGTAAAATTGAAATCTCTTCCGGTGTCAATTTCTTCTTCTCTGGTGTCTTCTCTTCTTTCTTGATCATTATTACCTTCCTTATTTATTAATTTGTTCGAATCTTGAATTGTTTTTTCTAAACCTCGCAAAATCTCTTTTACTTTTTCTATTCTTTCTACTTCTATACTGTCTAAATTTTCATAGGTTTGTAAATTTATATCTGCTACTATTTTACCTATACCTTTTCCCAAAACAGCTATGATATTTAGATTTTTAGTTAGTTCATCTAAATCATCATCAAACTTTCTTTCTATTATCAACTTTTTGAATTTTATCAATAAAGTTCTCCACTGGATTTTTTAACATGATAGTTATGTACACTTTTTGCTATCAGCTCTTTAGTCTTGTCGGTGTGTCTAAGTCGACCTAACTCTCAACCAATATGTTTACTTAAAAACTCGTCTACATCTTCCTTTAGTAATCTTATCATACTATTGTGGTTTTGACTCCTTATCACTATACGTTTTATAAAAATGGCAGCCCTGTCCCGAGTCGAACGGGAATAGTGGCGGTTTGGAATCGCCATATACGGCTTTGAAGGCCGTCACCTTCTCCAAAAGGTTACGCAGAGCTACATATACACTTATACTAAATATTTCTTCATATATCAATATTATATCTATAATGACATTTCTAAATCATTAATAATTTTTCACATAGCTGCTATGTGATATTCTCAGTCGCCGTCAGCTACAACTTGATCTATCTCATCTTTGAAAAGTCGTAATGTAATTATCGGGTTGTCAGTTCTCGGAATATCCATAACTCTCGGTGCTAATATTTCGAATTCACCATTGAATACTTCTATTGACCCGAAATGTCTGACTATCAAAGCCATCACAAATTGTTTTAGTAAACCTATTTCTATACTCATTGTTTTCATGTAAACTCCTCTTATATATACATATTTAAAAAAAGTCCAAATGTCATTTTTTTTTAGGTAATTTTAAAACTGACCTTAACTGGTCCTACGGTAAATTCTTTCGTATTTGATAACCTTTTTAAATAACTATCTGGTAATATATACCCTTTAACACTTAAATTAAATTCAGTTTTTACTGTCCTTTGCGTAGTCGATGACATTTCTGTATTGTCATCAAAATCGTTTACTTGAGATACAAATCTAAAATAGTCATTACCTCAATAAGAACCACCATGATAAGTAAATAGTTCGATTAATTTATTCATTTGCTCAAGAAAATCTGTTCACATAATTACTGCATACTCAACAGTTACATAATCCGGTATTACAACTTGTTTTAATTCTCTCACCTTCTTATCATTATGTAACAAATTGAAATGAGAATAATTATTTTCAGAAGTATATCGCTTCTCGAATGTTCTAAATATTTGAGGGTTCTGTGCGTCTATTTTAGTTGTTGGAATATCGTCATTTCTGGATAACCCAGTTCTCTTTATCATTATAATAGGACATTGTATAACACCTCTATCGTTTCTGATACCTTCGTCATATTGTACACTTTTTCATCTTTCTGGCGTACCGTACATAACTGGAACATTTACAACTTCTGATTTATAGTCGACTCTAGGTACAATAACATTTTTAATATAATGTAATATCATTTCATCTATATTATATATGCCAATCTTTACATCTTTTCAACTTGAATCTTGAGATGTTTTTATTTGATCTACTCTTTTAATTACTACTTTATTTGCTGCCATATCTAGTATTTTTTAACTTTAACTCCAGAGTCTGATAGCTCTTGTTCTTTTTTTAATATAAATTGTTCATACACACCGAAGTTTATACCTTCCATAACTTCTCCTAGCGAGCATTTTAATACCCCAACCTTCGAGAGTTCTACTATACCACCCCCATATCTTTTCAAAGCTGTGAATTTATCTAGCGGTAAGTTTAGATCAAGTTTATCAAATTCAGCTACACCTTCGTTATATTTTCCGGCCGCTATGACGTCGATAGCTTCACCGAACCCGTTCTCTCTTATATACTCTATCATCTTTGTATACTGTGTTGGCGTACCATCCTTATTATATATCCGGTTGAACCTATATGATTTAGTGCTGAAGTCTTCTATTGTCATCTTTTTACCTGAGTATGCTTTATCGAATACTTTGTCTGCTTTCTTTATTAATTCCTCAGTGTAATCGTTCAAAGCCGACTCTACATCCTCGTTCTTGAATCCTACCAAATATAACTTAGGGTGTATTCGTACCGGCTTGTATTTTAATAGACATTTCGTTATTCTGTTTTTAGTTGTATTGGATGGCTTCAGATTGAGTTTATCGATAATGTATTGTTGGGCGTCTTTAGGATCCATTCCTGTCATACCTGGTAAATCTTTCATCTAGGTCTCCTTTACTTATTTATCACTATACATATTTCACATAAATTGTAAACAGTTATTTCTCTGATTTTTTCATTTCATTATAATTTAAATGCACTATCTTCTGTAGCAGCTATTGCTCTCTTTATTTCTTTTAATCTGGTTACTGAGTCTCTTACAATAACAGCATCACAAATAATACTTCAGTTATGTTGCGGGTCTTGTTGCCCACCGATAATTTGATCTTCCATAGCTGACGTTAATTCGTAGTAGTTACTATTTCATTCTATAATATCACCAACTTCTGGATATACACCAGCAACTTTTAATGTGTTCCTATGAAATCTTATTTGTAGTGTTTGAGAATAATCAGGACCGAAATCATCAGTTTCGTATTCAGGATCTATATGATCTATTAAGGCGGCTACTCTAACGCCCGGAAAATATACTTTTTCTAATCCTTCGCCATATATATTTATATCAGTATCTAATAGATTTATTTTAAATATAGCTATTCTAGTATCTACTATTTTGATAACTAATTCTTTATTGATAGCGTGAAATAGACCTAGATCTCTATCTCTTTTAAATAAAGGCATCTATTTATCGGCTCCTATATCCCTCAAAGCTTTACTCCCTAATTTACAGTACCGTATGGCTTTATCGAGAAAGTCTTCAATGTACTTGAAATGTCGGTCGGTTGATGTGCTTCTTAATTTCTTATCTATTATTAGTTTACGAATCTCATCTCTGTCCTTATCTAGGGCCTCTAACTTAACTAACAGAGGTTCCATAAAATTGGGACCTCTATATTCCAATAATAAGTCTTTAAATTTTATTTTATCCATGCGTTGATTCTAAGGCTCCTATATATATTCGTCGAATAACTTTACTATTTCTATACAAATCTCACCCCGGGCATCCAGGCTTAAATTTTTGAATTCGTTCACATTTTGTAGAGCCTTATATATAGAGTCGGTAAAGTGTTGAGTAGGTCCAATTTCTTCAATTATTTTTATCAGATTAATTTCTTTCATGATATTTATTTACTCCTCGGTTTAACTGTTATTTTCTTTATAGATTTTAAACCTGATTTATTTCAAATACATCCACTTCTAACATCTCAATCATGTCGCCATTCCCCTAAGATACCGTGGGGGTACAGTAACTCGACCCCAGACCATTTTTTTGCTACTTCTGATCATTTTATTCGATTAACAACATCGTCGCCTAAGTGTGATTCTTTAACACCATATTCTTTTTCGAATTCTCGTATTTTTTTAAGATCGTCTAGAATTAATACAGAATCTGTAATTTCTATTTTAAATATTTTATTCTCTTCTCAATTTGGCATCTCTTCTCTTACTCATTTTATCCATTCTTTACCAATACCATATCATAAACCACGAGGTTTATTACTTTTCGAAATCTGTTCTTTATTAAAGAATTCTATCTTTGTTTCTTTAGTATTTACTATTCTATCTGTATCTTTAATTTTCTGATAGATATTATCAGGGACTTTTTCTGTTAACAAGTCCATAAATTTTATTGATTCTTTTTTTACTTTATCTGGTAAATCTTTTTCTGGTGTTTTAGCAAGATCTTCCAGATCCTCTATACTCATATCCTTTGCTAATTTCTTTACAGTATCTGAAGCTTTCTTTAACTTACCTTTTTTATAAGCAAGGGCCATTCCCATTAATCGCTTCTGGGACTTCGATTTAGCTGGCATCTATTTCTCCTTATTGAACATCAACATCTATAGTTACAGTGAATCATTTAGGTTTTATTTTTGTAATGGATTCTTTATCTGTAAATATTTCGTCTAATTTATATTTAAAAGTTATCGACCCTTCGGCAGAATTGACTCACGGATCTTTAACATTTGATAATTTAAATTGGGGGTACTGTGTATTACCCATTAATGTATCATAAATTATATCAACAACGCCAGATTTTTCTGAATTAGCCTCATATTTTCTTTCTTTCAATATTTCTTCTTTGATTACTTTTATTAGTTCTGATTTTTTCACTATTTATCTCCTATACAATCATCCACCATGTAGGTCTACGTTTCTATATGTTTCTGGTTTAAATACAGAAGCTCTGGGTCCCTTGGCTGGTGCTGATCAAGTCGCCGCTTTATACACTAGTCCTGTTTCTCTCTCAATAAAGCAATAAGCCGATGTAGCTTTCTTCGGGTCGTCAGCATGAACTACAACTACTTTATCATATTTCTTACCTGGTTTCAATACAGCTAATTGATCATAGTATCCATCACTATATATTCTCGGGTATTGTTCTTTGTATTGTTTAATAAATTGTTCATTGGCAAATTCGATGAATCTATCAGCTGCTTGCTGGTATCCTTCTATCTCTTCGTTCAAGCTTATTATTTCTTCTTTTATTAATTTTCTTAGTTCTGATTTTTTCACTAAGTTTCTCCTCTATCCTATATAAAATTTCAGTGGTACTCTAGCTAGTGTTTCATTTATACGATTTGCTTCGTCTGCTCGGCGTTCCATCATACTGTGTTTACTTGTTTTTTCTAGACTTTCCCTCAGTTGGTCTATCAATTCACCTTTTTCAGCCGAGGCCTCTGATCTTAATGTGTCTCCGTCTAGAACTGTATCATCCCCAGGTATTGGAATTCTATCGTATTTTCCTCTTATGTTTCCTAAGGTTTCTTTAACTAACGCGAATCCATAGGAAATAATTCATCTTTTACCTACTGAGTTTATTTTACTATATTCCATCATATCATAAGAAGCATTCGATAAGTCGGATATTGAACCTGTTCCATAATTATCTCATGAATCTTGTAATGGATCTTGTGTTTCGTCTGCAATTGTATATTCGAATCATAGTGTATAATCGTAATCTGGTTTTGGGAATAATCTTATTTTATTTACTGGCATTATTTGAAAACCATAATTAGACTTCCTAACAGAATCATTTAATTCTATAGCTTGTATTCTAAGTAGATCACCAAACATAGGTAGCATAGTAAAAGGCATAGCGATACCCATATCACCCCAACCAAACTCATCCATTAATCCTTGAACTCCAGCACTATTACCGGCGAATGGATCAAAATATTTATTTACTGCTGGTGGTCCGTAATGATAAACTCTTCTAAGTTCTAATCTTTTTCCAGACTCGCTAACATCGCCTCAAAGAGCCTGAATATCATATAATTGTTTATCTGCTACAATATCTATAGAACCTGTATGCATATTTATAGCTCCACCACTACCGGCCTCTAATCCATAGGTCTTTGCTATTCTAACTACTTGTGATAAATTAGATGCGATATTATGATGAGTAAAATTTGAACTTGTCGGTGCACCCTGTATACTTAATAGGTTATCTATAATATTAAATTCGTTAACTTGTCTACTATACTCTGTTATGCTACCCTCATAAGCATTATATATACCATTAGAGTCCATTTCTACATTTACTATTGGATAGCCTAATTTTCTAGTTGCGAAAGTTGCGAAACTTTGAGCATCAGAACAAAAGGTTGCATCAGTATCAAAAAATCCAAAAGATGTAGAACCACTAACAGTTCCTGGAGTACCATCTCAAAAAGTTATATTGTCAAAGCTTTCCATAGCTACATCTCCAAAGTATCAAATTCCGCTGCTGTTATTATATCCATGAATTTTGTACCTAATTTATCGCCTATTCCAAATTCTGGATCCTCTCTCATCTCTCTAAATACAAGCAAAATATTATTAATATCTGGAGATTCTTTGAATCCAACAGCATGGAAAACTTCTTTACTTTCGTTGCGAAATACCAAAAAATATTCTGGTTTAAAATTTTCAGCATCGATTATATCTTTAAATAAAATCATTTTTACCCTACTATTCTCTAGTTTCTATTGGTTGTACTATTATTTCTTTTTCTTCTGGTGGTCTAATCAACCCACTAAGGTCTATTTTCACAGGAATGGGTAAACTTTGAGAATTATATTGCGTTTTAAGTTGAGTTATTATCTGGGTTAAAGTTAATTTTGGTATTTTATCTATACGTAAATCTGTAAACTTATCTTTAATTTGTTTGAATAACTCTAAAACTGCTTCTTTTAAATTATCTTTTGTTATTTCGAAATGATAAATATTATTTCTTTCGTCTATTGTTTTTATCGCATTTGCTATTATGTCGTCTACTCTAACTCTGACCTTTTGTATATTGTTTGGTTTCCACTCTTTATATTTATCTTTGGATCAAAACGTCAGTATTATTTTTCCGTCTACTCTTGCGACTATTATGTGGCCTACATTAGATGGTAAACTCATCTTCCATTCGCCAAGATTGTCTAGTTTGAAACCCATTTTCTTAATGACTTTCAATTCTTCACTCTTTCAAATAGATTTGGCTTTTTTTTCGACTAATAGTTGTTGCTCTTCTAATAATTTATTGGTATTACTAAACATTGTTTAAACCTCTCAAAAATAATATATCCTCATATATAAATATCGCAAATAATTATTTTTAGCCAAAAAAAATACCTTTTAGTAAGACCAATAATGGTTTATTACTAAAAGGTATTTAAAACAAATACTCTATTTAATTGATTCTAGGACAAAGCACCACTTCTATGTGCACGACATAGTTTTTCACAATTGGTGTATAATTCCTCTATTTCGTTTTCTAATTCGTTTATTTTTGAGTGATATGATTTTGCAATATCCCAACATTCTTTACAGTAAACAGTTCTATAATCACCAGTATTATTGTCTTCATATTCAACACAATTATCACATAATTCTTTCTTACAATATTCACACACTGCAACTCCGCATTGTAATGTTCTATTTAGTTTTTTTCCACAGTCATCACAATAATGTTCATTTACTGTTTTCTCTATTGTCTTTTCTTTTATCATATTCTTTTACCCTCCAATATTGATTTATTGAACTATTTTTCTTCCTCTTTGGTGCCAAATCCTTTAATTTCACATAGAACCGTTTCTAATTCTCTAATCTTTCCATCTGTTCCTTTACCTATCCACCCTATTGCTTCTTTAAACATATTTTTTGATGCTTCGTCGTCAAGTATAATCTCCATAAATCTGCCTTTTTGTGTTGGTATTACTTTTACTTTCATCTTTAACTCCATATCTTGTTCAATAATTTTTCATGTATTCTACTTGTAAATCAATTCATAGGATTTGTTTTACGTTCTTCAGCTACAGCACAACAATCATATTCACCCTCTCAATAAACATTTAGCTATCGTCGAATGTAAGAAATAAGGCATGTAGAGATCAGCTAAGTACAAGGTTGTCATAAAACAATACAAATAAAACATATTTACTCCTTATTTATTTTTTGTTTCTTCTCTTTATTTAATTTTGCTACGAAATAATAGTTGGTCGGTATATCTATTACGAAAAGTAATTCATTTTGTTTAGAATATAGATGATAAACGTTACCAATTTTTTCAAATTTATCACAATAATATTCATCTTTTAACCAACCGTTACCAACTTCAACAAGATATTTTGCATTTTTATCTCCTTTTGGTTGAATATCGAAATAACTAAAACAACCAAGTTGTAATAAGAATACAAATATAAGTATCAATGTTACAATAATTCTTAGTGATTTCATACTACCCCCTTACTTATTTTACACCCGGAATTATATTCCCGTCTTGAGTTTTAGGACCTATAGGCTCATATAGATGCCAACCTATCAAAATTACAGGTATGACTAAGAATTCTATAGTTAATGCAGACCGGATTATATTCCCTACACTAACTTTATATTCGACGTTAGGGTTCTTATCACTCGGATTAAATAATCCATAAGGTTTGAAGGTAGCTGTAATGGGGCTACCATCTTTATCCTCAATAGTGATAACTTTACATTTAGCGCAACCAACAGTTGTGACTACTAGCGTTGTGAACAATACTAAAACCAGTACTAATTTGATACATTTTTTCATTTTTGTTTCTCTTTTTTATTTATCTTCATTTCCTTTATTTCATAATGATGTACGGAGTGTAATGATTTTTCGAGCCGGGTATTTTTTCCCATCCTTCCAAGAAAGATTAAAATCTGGATCTCTGATAATATCTGGTCGGTCAGTATTTGCTACGAATTTCATACCACGAGCACAAATAGCTATAAAACCAGTAGGTTCACCGTCTGTAGAACTTCTCTGATAACATGATCCAGTTGTCTTCACTAATTGTAAAGCTAATACTTTAGCATCTTCGAATTCTCTTTGAATGTTCATTTGCTCCTCCTTTATTGATTAGAATATAAACGGACCCCAGAAAAAGTAAACGATTATTTTAGAAAATTTTCGTTTTATCTCATGATAATTAGTCTTTTCATCTTACTGGATACACCTTTATTGATCTTATAAAAGTAGACACCGGAATCGTAATCAGAAGTATCTAAATTAATACAATTACCAGTAGTATTAATGGTCTCAATCAGCTGACCTTTACCGTTGTATATACCAACAACGATAGTACTTCTATTATAATTACTGAACATTATATTTGTATAATCATTTGCTGGATTAGGAAAACTAAGCATGATCTGTTCAATTTTAGTCTCGTTCTCGGTACCAACAAATATGACATAACTATCTGCTGTAATATTTACATTATTGTGATATCCGGTATAAAGATCACCATAAGAATTAGAATTTTCTATGGTAAATAAAACTAAATTAGCACTTATCTCACCACAGTTGGAATATATGTCATTTCCATAATTATCTGCTAAATTTGAGTATACACTATTGTTATCAGACAAAACAAAGTCTCTATTACAATTATGATTCTCGTATATTCCACCACCAGCTAAAGCACTATTATATCTAATAATACTATTAGATACTTCTACTTCGCTACCATAACTATATATACCTCCGCCGAAATATTGGGCTTCATTGTTTTGAATCATTAAATTATCTAGAAATACTGTACGATGATTTATTTTAATACCACCACCTAAATCAGAATTACCATTTTCTAATGTGAATCCTGTTATAGATACAAAATTGGATAAATAATCATCAGAACAACAGATATATATACAACTATACTGATAATTACCATTAATGGATGTAAGATTTGGTCCACTCTGTGAATAAATTTCTATCTCAATTGTAGGAATATTGATGGGTTCGTATGTTCCAGGATAGACACAAATTTGATCGCCGTTATTCGATACATTGATTGCATCTTGAATTTGGTAATATGGATAACCTAAACCAACATTTCTTACTACCGCGGATAGACTGAATGCAATTAAAACTAAAATTGCAATTGTTAATAATTTTTTCATTTTACTTCTCCCTTTTATTTTCTCCTGTTTTTTCTAGTATCTCCTGTACTTCTTCTGCTATATCTATGTCAACTTGTGTGGGTGTGTCACCATGGGCTTTTTTGATTTCTGGCATTTTGCTTAATACTTTAAGAAAATTTATTTGCATCCCAGTTAAATTTTCAAGATTGGTCATGCGCTTAAACAGATCCGGGTCTTTCCTATCTCTTGTTTTTATTTTGTGAGACATTTTTCTCCTTTTGTTTTTTACCTATAAGTTCAGTAATTTCTTAGCTGCTCTACTTTGTCCACTAAATTGCGACCATATTCGTTTCCTCATACCTTTATCTACTAGACGACTCGCAGATTTAATAGCTACACGGAGTGCTTCTTTTTGACCGATCACTTTTACATCTTTGTCATGGACACTTTGTGTTACAGCACCGATTAGTTCTCCATCGCCTATACTAACTGTTACAATAGTTTTCCTAATTTTTTGACCACTAACTACTGATGGTTCTAGCCAACTTTTAAAATTAATCTTTGTTTCTTGTAACATAATACTCTCCTTTTTATTTACTTTATCAGTTCTACTATTTCCAAAAAATAATTATAAACTTCTTGGAGGCCAGCACTATGACCATACATCCATGCTATCTTAAAACAAGCTTCTGCTTTTAGATTATCTTCGACACGGAATTCTTTAAATATATCCTCTTTGAATTCTTCTCCTAATTCACGGATAGCCTTATCGTATTCACTTCTTCTATTTTTACGGAGGCTCATACCATCAACTTTAAATTCTTTGCGTTTAAGTTTTAGTTGTGTCTCTGTTCCAACTTCTTCTTTCATCTTTTCTTCTATGAACTTGCTAACAAAATCATATGGTAGAAGTTTTACATTTGTTTCCGAGTAATACTTAAAATCTTTCATTTTATCTCTCCTTTATTTAATTAGACTATAACTATATTTTAAAATAAGTAAACAATTATTTTAAAAAATTTTCTTTTTTATTTTCATTATTCTTATTTGCTAATTGAAAGAATTTATTTAGAAATATTGGAAACTCAGCTGCACTACATCGATAATGATTTAGTAATTCTAGAAATTCTTCTGGTTCTAATTTACTGTCATTTGCATCCATCAATACTTCCATTATTGCTTCTTCTCGTTCTTTGTCAGTAAGAGTGTCATCAATAAAAATCAATCTACCACCTATGTTAACTTCTCTCATAAATATTCCTTATTTTCTATTCTACGATTAATATTCTAAAACCATTAATATTGTCATCAAATGATATTTCTGGTTTTACAACTAATTTTTTCGGGCGGAATTCCTTACAATACAGGCAGCCTGTGTTGGAAGTTTCTGGAGACAGAGATCTATTACACCATCTATATGTCTCGGCACCATCACGATGTACACAATTAGAACAATACAAATCTTCCATTATCATCTATTCTTTTTTCTAGAGGATCTAGCAACTTTATTTCTCTTATTTCGTTTGATTCTTTCATTTTTGATAAATTTTGATCTTCTATATCTAGTACTTCCTTCGCCCCAATTTACAAATGAGAATCTCGGTAAAACAATTTGTGGACTATAATTTATGATTTACTCCTATTTTATTTTTTGTTGTCCCTCTCTGTTACTACTTCAATATATTCGTCAAGTAATTTTTGACTATATTCATGAATCGCTCCTACTGTAATATATTCTGTTTCATTATCTTTAAATTTAAATGTTGCATCAACAGTAACCAAAACACCCTTTTTGAATTTTTTATGAAATTTCGGTGGATTATGTTCATCTCTTACTTTAATTGTATATTTTACTTTAACTTCTTTCATTTTTATCCTCTAATTGTTTTTTATTTATAGTTCTATTAGAAGTAGAATCATCACCAATAAACTTTACTTTCCAATATTGAGTAAAATAATAATCGTGTATTTTTTCAATCAATTCCGCTTCACCTTCAGGCTTATTCATAGATATTGGATCCGTATAAATTGTGATTATCTTATTTTCCATTTAATGTTACCACAATATTCATATTCGTTACCTTCAACCCAAATCATATATTTGTTACATCTTCCTTTTTGAGAATTATATTCACTACAATGATTACATTGCTTTTCGTTATGGTTTTTTTGTCTAACTAAATTAACAGCATTTTTGAGTTTCTTATCAAAATCTTTACTTTGAGCTAACTTCTTTCCAAAAAACATTTTTTCTCCTTTTTATTATTAACTATGTAATTGTATCTTTACTGATTTAAGATAGAGTCTATAATATTTTGTAAACTTTCGCTAATATCATCCTTTTTGGAATCTAGTGGTATATTTATTTTATCTAAAAGATTACAAAATCCCTTCTTAACTTCTTCTGGCGATTCAACAACATAGTTCCACAATTGAACTATTTGATATTTTAATAGTTCTTCCTCAGTATCAAATAAAAGAGCCAGGCCTTTTTCATAAATACTACCCAGTTTGATAAATTTTAGATCCAATGTTTCGATCAGATGGGATTCAAAATAAAACATACATCCTTTTGTATCTCTAATTCCAAAAGTACCTGCATATTCATGGAATCTTATTATTCCTTTGAAATCCAAGACTCCCTTGGTATCCTCGTCTTCATAGAACCAACCTGTCGTATGGATAATATCACCCTCATATAACTCAGTATTGTTGGAATCATTTCTGTATATAGGGTCTTTCGTATGTAAAAATACATTGTTTGGTTTATTATTCATTATCTCATCTCCTAAATGTTTATTCTTTGTTTAATATTTCATTAAATATATCTAAAGCTTCTTCTAAATAAAGTCCTTCGTATCTGATTTTAGGTGAACGTGCTCGATAAATATGTTCATAAAGCAACCAACCATCTTCATCGTCATGAACTAACCAAATATTACCAGAACTTAATCGAACATTATTATTTTGCATGAACTTTTGAATTTTCATTTTATTTCTCCTTTATCTAATTAGATTATAACCATATTTTAAAATAAGTAAACAATTATTTTAAAAATTTTCTTTTTCATTGGATCTTCTTTCTTATTTTCAATAATTTAACAATTTGACAGGCATAGTAATTTGTATTCCAACTGTAATAACTACTAGATGTATCTAATTTAATTAAATAGGTTCCAACATAATCTCTTTCATCATCATCGACTATAATTGTTAAACAATAACCCTTTTTACCGTAATGTCTACTATTTACATATCTGTTTCCAGCTGATTTATATTCAACAACATTAGTCTTTTCATCAAAGTTACAATCTATATTGAGATCCTGTAACATTTTGTGTATGGATTTAACCGACGGCATTCTTATTTTATCCGAGAAACTAGCAGAAGCTTTCAATTTTAATTTTTCTAAAGTTTTATTCATTGTCTTCTCCTTTTACACCATTAGATAAAGTTAAATCTGTTTTGACCCCAAAGTCTATACCGACTATTTTTTTTGGATATATAGTATCTATATTGATGAATCCAAAGACCCTATACATTATTTCATGAAATAATGGAGATAAATATATATCAGTTATTACTTCCTCACCTATATAATTTGGCTTGATAGAATTTAAGAAATATTTACATTGTTCTTTTATTGATTCTATATTTTTATATTCTTTAATCATGTCTAATTTCACTCTAGAATCATACATTGGTAATGTACTAAAGCCACATTTCAGAAAGACTTCGAGGGTGTCATCCGGATAAATATATATAGATATCTGTGGTATATCGAATACCTTGTCTAGAGTTCCGACATCAAAAATAGCTGGTATCAGTAATTTTCTTTTCGTTTTGGTCATTGTCTTCTCCCTTTATTAGTTGAATCATAACACTTCCCAATAAATAGTTTTGATATAGGACAAATTGTTGAGATTGTTTGTCCTTCTTCTCTGCATTCAATTGAATCATCATCTGACAATTCAAAATCAACCTGGGCCACTCTTGATTTTTCACCACAATCATCAATCCATAAATCTTTACCGCCGGCGAGTGCATTCTTAACATCTTGTAAATTTTTCATAACGTCCTCCTTTATCTAATTAAACGATAACACTTTTTCAAATAAAGTAAACAATTATTTTAGAAAATTTTCTTTTCTATTTTGCCATAGTAGTTAAAACCTCATACTTGAATTGATTATTCTTATCAAAATGAGAGGTGGATATCTTTATTCTATAATTGATATTAAAATTCGATTTTTCCGCAAGGTCTGATGGCATATTTATTAATTTATTCTCATATGTCGATAACTCTCTAATAAATGTATCATTTCAATCTTCTATAGATTTATATTCGATATTATTACTATAAATTTCTTTATCGAAATATGGTATGCTCGTAAAAGTTAAATCACATTCTTTACTCTCTCCATAATCTTCTAATTTACAATTATATAATTTAATCGTATTTTTATTAATTCCTAATTTAATAAATTCTTTCTTTAACTTACATAATTCATTATAAGTTTCTATATTAGGTTCAACACCAATATAAATTCCTTTAGGATATAAAGATTTAAAAGCTAACAATCTTCCACCAAAGCCGGCACAAGGATCTATAGTTGTAGGGTCTTTTTTATTTTTTAATACAAAATTATATATCGCGGCTGCTAATGCGGGTTTAAAAAAAGATATTGTTGTTCTTCTGGCAGATAATCCCATTACTAATTGGTGCCAACTAAAGTCGAATACTTCATCAGAATTATTTATACCAATTCTATACTCTATAACTTTTCTCATTATACTATCATTTTTTCAAACTTCAACCGGTGATATATTTTTTTTATAACTGGATTTCCAATAAGATTTAAAATTTGATTTAAGATAATTTATACCCACTAATGAGCAACTACCATTAAACATAGTATTATTTATTCGTATATTAGATAGATCATAATTTTGTATTTTATTAACTATATCTTTAAACTCTTCTTTCTGCGGATATTCAGGAAATTCTGGTTGAAATGTTCTAATAAATTTTAATAATAGGTTTACATATTTTCTTAGTTTATCTTTCCCTTTACTATCAATATACTTTTTAAAATATTCTTTATTAATTATTCTCTGTCTGTATTCTATACTGTAATCTGGTATATACGAATTATCCATTAATGTGTTGATATTTAGATCGTCGGGTATTTCGGAAGTATGTATTCTTATTAATTCATAATTACTTTTCTTGACTATTTCGGTCTTCTGTTTATCATTCACCAAACTACTGATTTGTGATACCGTTAGATCTTCTATTCTACTTGGGTGTCAGAAGTCTCCATCAACCTCTATTAATTTATTGTCTAGTTCCATATCAAATTCTTTACCATCAAGTATGAATTTATGCTCCGCACTTAATGCCTCTGCAACAGCTTTCTCTATGGCTGAGGTTTTACCATTATATTTCTTTCTGAAATCACGATCAACGAACTCAGTCCAATACCCATATTTATCTATCTTTGTTTCAGCTATCAGTTCACTGTTGTTGTAATTTGCGTCACCATATTTTTCAAGCTTTGTTTGTCTAGATTTATCATGAATAGATGATAGCTCTAAAGGATGTTTCACACCATAGCGGGCCAAATTAGTCTCTTTTATTTTATCGATGTTATTATAATTCGGGTCGCCATATCGGTCTATCTTAGTTTGCTTCATCTGATCCATATTGTTATAATTTGGATCACCGTACTTATCAGCCTTTGCTCTTTTTATTTTGTCTTTAGTGATTTTCAGAAGATAAACATTCTCTACACCATACTTCTCCATGATGGCTTCCTTAGTATTTTCTTTTATTTTCAGCTTAGTTGCCTCAGTGTGTTTTTTCCTTGGTGCATGATTTCTAGTGTAGTCCGAGAACCAATCGCCTAGTTTGAATGGTTTAAATGATAATTTAGTCCCACAACCACACTTACAAGTCGGCCACACGCCGTCGTAATATGTTTTCAGGATGTATTGTTCTGTAGTTAGCCCGTGTTCTCTTAATATATGGTTCTTCTTGATTTTGTAAGTTTTGAACTCAGTATTACACACTCTACAGGTTCTACTTTCTTTCTTAGATATCCTCATTTCTCCCTCTTTCTACTATATATTCATACTTTAGACTTCCACAGTCCCATATTCTATCATAGCCGGCCTCTAACATTATTTCTATTTCAGTCTTGTCGTCGCTATAGTTTGGTAAGTGTTTTAAAGCCGACTTTCTGAAATTGTAACGGTGTATTCTTTCAATATGATCTCTTACATACCAGTAGTTAGGCGACCCATTCGACGTCTTGTAGAACCCGAGACCATCATATAGCCCGCCTTGGCTCCAACGTCTATCTGCGTATCCTATTATTTTTATTGGTTTATAATTCTCTACGAAATAGTTAAATAATATCTTTGCGTTGATAGTCATATTCTCTGTTGATGCAAACCGGACAAGCTCATAATGACCAGCACTATCTTTAATAACTGATCTCAACTTATTCAACACCATAACTGATACTAACTTATTATTATGCATCAGACCAATTTTTATCTTACCCTTAGCGCTACCTCTGATGTGATACCTATTCGAGAACCCCTCCTCATCTTTCTTACTAATTATGTTGATAGTGTAGTCGTCGTAGATTTTTTCTCTGTCCGGAACCAATATTCGCTTTAATAGTGCCTTCACTAGGTCGCTCTTGTCTCTCCATTCATCATCAAATATATGGATTAATCGTATACCCATTTTATCGCATTTTTCCGTCTTGTTCCAATGGTAGTCCTTCGTCTTATGGCCGAAGAATTCTGAATGCCAGAGCAATCCATTATACTCTATTGCCAATTTCTTGGACGGGACGTATATATCCAGTTCTTTACCATTAAGTAGTCTCCTATTATTCTGTTCTAGCCCGATATTGAGTATATCTCTAATATAACTGGATATCTCCTCTTCTGCTTTGCTAGAATACTTATGTACCATATTTTTGTTGATCTCTATGGCATGCGCCGATCTTTTTCTGCTGGCTCGGTCCGACACAGTCCTGCCATACTTTTTGCGATATTCTGGCATAGTCATACCGTGCGTTTTGATATGAGTATTAGATATCTTCATAAATAATTTACCGCATACTCCACATTTTATTCGATTATCTGGGTCCGCTAGTACACCCGCCCTATCCTTCTCTGTCTTTTGATTTTCGTAGTAAGATTCCAGCAATCTTGTCTTCTCGTTGGTCGGTATATCATATTGTTCTGTAAGTTCAAATATAGTCATGTTATGTTTTTTGGACAGATGAACGGTTATACACCCAGACACATTATTGACATCTGTAGTAGTTCAGCCGCATATCGGGCACTTAAATCGTTCTCTAGTATCTTCCACGGCATCTATGGTCTTAAATAAGTTGTTACCGAGTTCTAAACCATGCTTTCCTCTACAATGTCTTGTTAACGCGCCAGAAGTGTTCAGACAGTCCGTACTAGTCCAACCGCAAAGTCTACACTCAACTCGCCTTGTGTTATCGTTCTGTTTCTTAGCGAACGTTTTTCCGACTAGGTCCAAACTTCTGCATCTTCTAGAACAAAATATATTACCGATCCTCTTGACTGGACTACCACAGGTTTTGCATTTATTTTCGTAATCCTCTAAATATTGCTCATAGTCTTCCGTTATACCATGTGTCATAAAGTGTCTTGTGTAAGATCCGTTTATATTGCTTGACGAACCTAATATCTTCCCACAAATTTTACATCTTTTATAAGTTTTCATCTTTTTATCTCCTCGTGTAGGTATACGTATGCATTAAATCACGAAAACACAAAAAAAGTTGAGTTACCTTAATATTTTTATCGTTAGTTACAAGAAAGGTTGAAGGGTGCACCAAAAAACAAGCTAGTTAAGAAAACTTAACTAGCTTGTTTATATATGTTTATACTAAGTTGTTATGTTTATACTAGTTGAAGTGAATCGAATATAATCTTACCATAGAACTCTTTACGAACCATTTTCTTGGCGTAACGGGTCATTATTCCCTTACGTGGTTGCAACGTGTCAGGATCATAAATCAACGGTGTCATTATCAATGGAATATATGGTGCGAATACAGCTCCGGTTTCTAAGAATGTTCCGCCTCTGAATCCCATAACAGCTACATTCTCTGTTATATATGGGTTTTTATAAACGTTTATTCTACCATAAATTTTACCAGTTTTCTCAACACCCATAGCAAATTGCATTTTATTACCGTCAGTGTCAGCATTAAAGCTAGGCATACTTTCGATAATTGTTGCAACTGTAGGTGATACTACGATGAAGTTTGCTCCACCTCTCATAGTTTTTTGATGGATGATGTTACTTACTTTCTGTACTTTGATTCCTAAAGTTTGGAACCATTTTGACTTATCTTGGATATAGAATGATGTGTTTCTTATGAATCCCAATGTTGAGTTTTCATATTCGTATCCAGGACGAGCTGACCAGTACTCTGTAGTATCTGCACTGACTCTTAACATATCAAGCAATTCTAGGTCAATCTCCATTGAGATATATTCACTAAGCATAGATGTTAATTCGGCTTCTGCGTCAACTGCGTGATAGTTATTAAGGTCTTGTGCAATCTCATGTGTCCATTTAGCTTTAAGCTTTTTAGTTTTGGCAACTATTGGCTTAGAGTTAAATTTCAAATCAATTTCAGGAATATTAAACTGATTATATCCTGTTCCTTCTGTTGTTCCTCTATACTCAAAGTCACCTCTTGAAGTTGCTGTAGGTTGCAATGTATAGAAAGTTGTTTTATCACTAGCGGTCATAGCTGGGAAACTACCAGAAACAATAAAGTTAATTGCTGTTTCTGCAGCATTCATTGTAGTATATTGTGGGTAGTATGTTCCTACATCACTACCAGAAATGTAGAACGAACGAATTGCTAGAGTATCTATTGCAGCATCCATACTAGATGTATTCATCGTAAGTTTTACGTATCCTGTTCCTAATGAAGATGATAGATTTGAGTCGTAGTTAATTTCTGCTAAAGTAGCGGCTGCAAAAGTAATAGATGCAGAGGCTACTGATTTAGATATGATATTTGTTGCATAATTTCATCTACCAGCACCATATAGACCATCAGATGGTGATCCAGCACCAGTAAGTGTACCGTATACACTGCCGTTAGCAGCGAAAGGTAATTTAGTATTACCAAATTGGAAATCTACGTAAAATACGAGTCCAGATGGTAAAGATAAAGGTTGAACAGAAACAAAGTTTTTAGCTGCGATCTCACCAAATACTTTACGTACTAATGGTAGAGCTACGCCAGATCATTCTTCTGAACCAGCTGTAGTACTTGTTTGTGTTGCTTCCTTGATAAGTTGTTTTGCCTGAGTATCAAGCAAAATAGCCATATTGGCCTTTTCTGTTCCTTCAATTCCTTCAAGTAGACTAGTTCTGTCCCAACGTTTGATAAGTCTTTTTGCTTTTCTCATCATACTTGGTTGTGATTGCTCACCAACTAATCTTCGAATACTTGCTAAATTGTTCATTATTTATTCTCCTGTGTTATAATTAATCGTCTAAGAAAGTCCCGTCTTTAGCACCAGATAGGCGTCCTCATTTCTTGAAGATACCACTATCTTGTTCTACAATAGGTTTAACTGGTGGTCTAGTTGTGCCTATCACTCTGGATGATCCACCTTCTGTTATTCTTCTTGTTTTACTTTTGTTTACGCCTTCTTTTACTGCTTTAAAAATTTTGACGGAATCTTTGATTGTTTGAGCTCTGTCAAAAGCTTCTATGATTTTTAGTTTTTCTTTTTTAGAAAAATTGTTCAATGCAAAAGTTTTTGATATTAATTTTAGTTTTTTATTAACTAATACATATTCATCCACTTTTTCTTTTAGGACTGTTATTCCGGTTTTTAATTTAGTGTTCTCTGCTAGAGCGATATTTAGTCTTTTTTTTATGCTTCCTTCGTCTCTTCGGGTTGTCTTACGAGTTCTTCCGTTCATCTGTGGTATCTTACGGCTCTCTTCAACGCTTTCTTCGTCGTCTTCGACATCGAATCCTAGTTCCTCGTCTTCTTCACCTTCTTCTGTTTGGATCTCTTTAACTAGAGCTTCTAAATTAATTTCTTCTCCGTCCTCATCTTCAATTTCAATATTCAACTCTTCGTCTTCGTCTTCTTCTATTTGAGCAGATTCGTCGACTTCATCTTCAGTACCTAATTCTTCGTCTTCATCTTCGATATTCAACTCTTCTTCTTCAGCATCTATTTCCGGTTCTATTACCGGCTCAACGATCGTGTCGTCTGCTGCTATAGATTCGTCGCCTAAAATAGCAGCTAGGTCTAATTCAATATCACCCTCTATGCTATCTACATCAATCTCTGTCTCAGGGTTAATTATTTCTTCAGTATCATCAATAGTTTCTTCAGTACCTAATTCTTCTTCTGGTTCTTCATCGTTAAGAATATTATCAAATTCTTCATCTTCGGGGTCGTCAGTAGAGTTTTCGATCTCATTTCGTATCTTTCTAGATACAAACCTCTTGACTTTAGGTTCTAATTCTTCCATTATACCTTCTTTAGCAGTAACTAAAGCGAGATTATAGATAGTTTCTGCTGATTGCAAAGCGTCTTCATATAAAATTTCAGACTCTGTTTTTTTGGTTTTCATTCTTTTCTCCTGTTTTCGTATTGTATCGAAAAATTTAAGACTATTGTAATCTTAACTAAATGGTTATTTTTACACTACATTATACGTAGTACATTCTACTCTATATATATCGTTAGATTGAATAATTTAACAAAATTTTTATTTTATTTTTAAAATAATTATTACTACATTTTTAGAATATTCTCTTGTTTTGTGCTAATTCCTCTTTTTTTCTATCAAATTCTTGTCTTCTTTTACCTCTATTTCTAGCTTCTCTTCTTAATGTTGACGGTTTTACATAAAATTTATGTTTCTGTACTTCTACGTATAAATTTGCTTCTTTTAGTTTGTTTTTCAGTTTTCTTAAAGCACCATCAATATTATTATTTTTAACAATTACTGAATAACCTTTTTCTACTAATCTCTCTCTCATAATTCCACCTAGAGGTATTTATTTTCCTTTATCCACAATATCTAAAACCTTTCTAGCTCATTTTCTATCGTCTTCTTTCATCTCTTCAGATAATTCTTCGTATGGTGTAATAAATAAAGCTTTTCATCTATCAGCTCTTCCTTTATCAATAGTTTCACTATCTAAAATGTCCTTAGCTCAATATATTCATTGTTCGTGTTCAAGAGCTGCTAATTTTTCTAATTGCTCATTATTATCTGTTTGTGTATCTTCTTCTTTTAAAAAACCCGTTAATTTTATTCTTTTCATAAATTATTTATCCCTTTAATGTATTGATTATAACCACATTTTTATTATTATCCAAAAAATGTTTAGCACTTTCAAAATCTTCCTTAGGTCCCAATTCTTTAAAATGATAATATTTTCTAATCAAATTTCCTTTTATGATTGATGCATTAATTAAAGCTTTAAATGAATAATTAATATCCGTTACTCCTCAAGGATGTTTATGATTTAGAACAGCTTGATAATAACTAGCACCATCTATCAATTCAGTATTTATGTTTTTTTCTGTTAGGAGTTCTTCTTTAATTAAATTTATTAGTTCTGATTTTTTCATCTATTTTATTCCTTTTATCTCAAAGACTTTCCAACACCAAGCCCTTTACCTTTAAGCATAATATTGGTTATATAGATCATCAATTGATCAGTTGTTCTCTGTTTATTGATATTGTTTGTCACCTTTTTGAGATACTCATCAGATACACTTTTTTCCGCCAGTCCTGTAGTGATGAAGTTGACAAGTTTTTCTCTATCGCTCGCTATCTTCCACATTTCTTGAATGTTATCAACAAAGAATTTAGCAGCGGTATTCTCGTATTGTGAAAGATCTTTAGTATCTCTGTATTGTTGTTTTGCAATATCCCTTTTTCTATCTTCGTCTATTTCTGTAGCACTATCACACAAATCCTCGTTCCCGCATTTAGGACATACATCACCATCTACCCATTCCATACAGTAGTCGCAGAATTTTCTATCTTCTACTTTTTGAATCTCTTCTCTGATTATTTGTCTTAGCTCTGATTTCTTCATCTTATCGTTGTCCGTTGGTTCGTCTTCCGCGGCCATTACCTGAACCTAATCCCCTATTTGTTCTAACAGGAGGTGAAATCTTTTTAGTTGTACAAGGGCCCAATCCTCGACCTGTTTTTAGACCTTGTCTATTTGGTCCTGTTCCATCTCTACTTGGCATTTTTATTTCTCCTATTTACTTTTTTAGTAATTGTTGAATTTTATTTGCAGATCTATATGAAATACTTAATCTAACAGCTAGATCATCTGTGGGCATTTTTATCAATTTTTCTATATCATTTTCTATATTTCTCTCTTCTTCTTCGGTTAACACACCGTCGTCTAAAACTTTTTTAATAAAAGTCTTCATCCAAACATCATATCCACCACCATCCTCTCGTTCCACTGCTATATCTTTAGAACGATCGATAGGATGATAATGTCCTTTACCTAGGTCCGGTACACTTCTTCTGTCTGTCTTTATTTTGTCTCAGGATACAACAGTTCCGACTCTACCAGTATCGACACCCATTGTATGCTCCACTTTGTTACCTATATTGAACTTCCGTTCGGTTAGTTTTTGTATTCTTCCTTTAATCACGTCTCTCAGCTTAATATTTTCCATTTCTTATTTCCTCTAGTTACTTTTGAACGCTTTTCAATAGTTTCTCTGCATCACTTTTTGCTTTACTTTCGTTAATGTAGAATCCATAAACTTCACTGGCTCTCAGTCCATCTTTTACCTGAAGGACGAAAGATCATATTGTATTCTTACCGAGTATATCGCCTATCTCTGAATCTTTATTAGGCTTGGTTACTACTCAAAACACTTCCGGGAAGCCTTCAAATTTCGCTGTTTCTCTTAAAAGGCGTATTTCTTCTCTGACTAATTTTTTTAGTTCTGACTTTTTCATCTCTTATTCTCCTAAATTTTTAAATGTCTTACTACATCTGATAACTGAGTTCATTTACCAATTTTGTTCTGTCTGATCCACATTCAAATTAATTTGACTTTATCATCAAATGTATTTTCTTGATCAATTCTTTCGAGATCTACAGGTCAAATTCTACCTTCTTTCTGAATTTCTTCTTTGATAATTTTTACTAACTCTGATTTTTTCATCGTACCTTACTTTATTCTTCTTCCATTTTCTTCAATTTTGTGTAATACTTATTGTCTTCAGTTAAATGATCTAAAGCAATTCTTTTAGCAATTTCATCATTATCCGTATGTTCGTGTTCGACCTTGATACCCATCTCTAACTCTTCTTTATTTATTTTACCCTTTTTACCAGATCTTATCATTTCGTTAAATAAACCATGATATAGGAAAGAAGATAATATTTCATATATCTCATTTTCCAATTCATCTGCATCCATTTTTAATCATTCTGCAAATTTATGTATATCAGAATCCAAAGGATTCTTTTTTAGTGTAAAAAACTTAATAATAGTTTTTTGTAATTCTGGTTTATCCATAAATTATTTCCTTATACTGGTTCTAAAAAGCCATCATCAGTTAGTGGTCTTCACATAGTATGAAAATCCATTGCTCCATCTGTATCTCCAGTAGTAACAACATATTTGAGATATGTATCACCAGAAGAACCGGCATTACACACAGTAGCTTTTTTCTTTGGGTCTGCACCTTTATCAACACTGGCAGACGTTGCATTAAAGAATGTAATTTTCTTGTTTGGATCCTCTGTCTTCATAATAATACTACCCACAGTAGCTGTTCCTAAATCGGTACCTGTAGCAAGAGTCATATCACTTGTACCACCAGAACTTGATAATTGTAAATAAACATCAGTATTAGCCCCTACCAATTGAGTAGTTACATGACCAAATATTTCTTGAACTTCAACAGCTCCTGTAATTTTGAATAATTCATAAGCACCACTACCATCTTGTGTTATTTTTTTATATTTAGTTTCTGGATACGTGAATCCACTTCAGACATTTAAATTATCAACATCTCTCCATTTACCATCACCTGTTCCAGTAGAACAATCTACTATTATCCAATGTACAGAACCCGTGTCAATATAGTATCCTGAGGTTTGATGTCCAACAGAAGTGCAATCACTTAGTATTCCTGTATCCGAACTACTTATATAATATCCACAAGTAGTCGTATCTCCTACTGTACCACAACCATACAGCCCAGTCTGTGCACCTAATATATTAAACCCATGAGAACCAGCAGCAGGAAATCCACCTAAACAATTATTTAATATAGTACCAGTTCCAGTAATTTGATAACAATCTGCACCATCAACTGTTTTGACATTATCAAGTTTACATTCATCTCCACTAATAAGTACTCCGACTTCTGCGGAGTCAGGAGTTATTTTCAAATCTCCTACAATTTTACATCCATTACCAGAAAGGGTTAAGGCTGTTCCGGAAGCGGGATCAAGTAATGTTCCTCGCTCACATCACATTTCCAGATAATCTACAGAACCCGCACTACCTAAATCGAGTCCAGTTTCTGTATAAGTTTCCGCCATTATATTCACAGCATCACCATTAGACATGGAACTAATTGCTTTACCTATAGTTTTAAATGGAGTTGTTGGCATTTTACCAGAATTTGAATCACTACCGTTTAATTTACTTACATATCAAATGGTACCACCATATTTTGGTATACGTTTTGTATGATCTATATATGTCATAATATATCTTCCTTATCTAATGTACCAAGCCTCTGTACCATTTGATTTAAGTGTTGCCGCATCACCATCACCAGTTAAACTAGCTGATGCAGAATTATTAATTAATTGACTACTAGAGGCTATGATTGTTATTGGATTAACTGAAGCACTAAACGCTACATCACCAATATTAGAAGTTCAACCGTTTGGAACTAAACTAGCATCAAATAATTGAATTGAACAACTTGTTGGATCGGTGTCTACATCTACATAATAATCTATTGGCCGTAATTCATAAGACTCTGACACTTCGGTCGTTGGATATGAAACACTATGTTTATGCTCAAATGATTGAGTTGTTATTCTTGCTATTTCTGAACCTGATGCTATTAAAGACGTTTTATCATAATCCGCTAGACCTATTCCTGAGGTTCCACTTCCTCTGAATGATCAAACTGGATTTGTTGACGATGCAGGATATTTTCAATCTATATAAAATTTATTACCTGTGACTCCGCCGAAATAGTCTTCTGTAGATGTTGCCATTATATTACCATTTATAACATAAACGACTTCACTACTCCCATTTTCATACCATCCAGAGCCACTCTTTCCCATGTTGATACTTAAAGATGTTGCACTCCCAAAAGGATCTCCAAGAGTAATACTGCCACTTTGTATACTAACACTTCCAGTAAATTGATGTGTATCTGTTCCATCGTCACCGAAAATAGTTGAACCACTACTATATAATATAGAAGATGATGCTATCGTTAGTTCTTCTATTGTCATATTATTTATACCAATAATATTTTTACTAGCATCTAATACTAATGCAGCTGACGAAGAAGCTACACCTGGTGTTACATATTGGCTAGCTACTTTGTATACCGCGTCATCAATTCATGAACCGCTGTGAGAACTCGAATATGACATTTATTTTCTCCCTAGTTTTCAATTATTAATAGTTGATTTTTCCGGTGGATCTCAACTAAATAATTTCTATTTATTTAAATTTAATCTTTTTTACATTAAACCCGTTCTTTTCTAGAATTGACTTAATTACCTTCTTATCTTTAGAATCGTTTTTAATGCTTTCTTTTCTTATCTTTTTTTGCATGACTAACATTTGTTATCCTTTAACTTCAAAATCTTTACCGTCTACCGTTTCAAAGGTCTGATCTACTTTAACTATAAATTTTTGATAGGCCGCTGGCGCAAGGTCCCTAATAACTTTTATTAATTTATTTATTGCTAGTCCTAATCCTAACATATTATTCTCCTGTTATCTGTAGCAAACTACCACACCACTAGCCACACCAACACCCGAAATTTTAGTACCGTATATAGGTGTTCCTGCATCTAATGTTATACCAACAGCGTTAGATGCACTATAACTACCTTGGATTGTTAGGCCGCTCAATACTGCTTGATTTAATACATATACGGCATAGAAGTCATCGATACTACTAGATTGTCCTGCTGCTAGAAAGTATGGAGTTGATCCATATCCCATAGACTTATTAATTGCTGCTTGTGGTGAAAGTGTTTCGGATCCAGAGTAAGGTAGACCTGGATCTGCGTCTAGACTACTTGTTCCTGTAAAAACATTTACTCATCCAAATGTCATTTATTTTCTCCTAATTATTCTCCTCTTCTGTTTCGATTTGATCTAAAAACTTATATTACCATTAATTTTTTAATTGTGTTGTATTCGGGTAAAGTTTTTAATTTTTTGTAGTCATTTCAACTTAAATTTAGATATATCATATGTGTTTCGCCTGTTGTTTCACGTTTTGAAGATATATTTAGTTTATGTAATATATCTTCAACTTTTTTAGAGTTATTATAATCAAACGGGCCTATTTCAGACTTCCAACCTTCATTTAATTTTTGTATTTCTTCTTGAATCATTTTTCTTAATTCTGATTTCTTCACTTTTTATCTCCTACTAGAATAAAACTTCTGGTTTTTCTACTGATTGAAATTCAAAAGTTTCATCACTATTCAATAATTCTATTTGTTGTATAGCACTAATTACTTCTGATTCATTAAACTCTTCGTCAAATTCTAAAACTAATATATCTTCATCATCTATCATTTGATTCTTTATTCCTGTTACAAAGTCACCGACATATTCTCTAATAATATTTAATATTTCATCAACTGGTTGATCGATTTCAGTTATATTATCCACATATAACGTTTTCATATCGCTGCCGATCGTAAATTGAAAGGTGTCAGTAGTTATAATTTTAGTATTTTTTATAGCCTCGATATCTTGTTCTAACATTTTATTCAATTTTTCTAATTTCATACTAATGTTCCTTATTTAAGTCTATGAACCCAGCATTATCAACCATAAAAGTCCCATCTTTTGTTTTTATAACATCTCCAACACACATACTAGTATGTGATATTCCTTTATTGCGTAAAGATTCCCTAGCTTCTCCTTCAGGAGATCAATTATCGCCTTGCATATCCATAAATATTTTATTTAGATTATATTCTGGCATTGTACCAACTAAAGTATGGGTTTCTTTCATATTATTTGGGTCTGGTAAAGTTCCGTTTCTTAAATTAAAGTTATATCCCATTACCAAATCTCTAAAATTATCTTTATTAGTATATCAAATTTCTGTATTTCCAGTAGGAAATGGCCAATAATTTTCTACTAGTTTAATTTTATTCGACGTATATATTAGCGATCCAAACACTTCATTAGATTCAAATAATACTTCTTCACCTTCAACATTCACTATCTTAACTTTTGCATATGTATCGTCTTTTCTCATAACTTCTATTTCTGAACCTAATTTAAAATCTGATAATTTTCTTAACATTAATATCTCCTAGAACGTGGATAGAAATACACTATATAGATCACTAAAATCGTTTAAGTTCTCTCAGGCATCGTCGAAATCATCAACATTGTTTGTGGTATTTAACTCTTTTATACAATTTCCGTATTCTATCGCGGCGTCTTTTCCTAATTTTTGATTTATCTTTTTAGTATAATTATTTAATTTTTCTATTAATTCTTTCTTAAAACTAGTAAAATCTTCATCTGAATATTCGCCTTCGAATATTTCAGACCATCTAGATCAAACATCTTTTATGTCTACGGTAACTATTCAGTATCGCTCCGTTAAAATTCCTTTTTTAAATTCATTCAATAATTTTCTAAACTCTTCCATTATTCTAAATCCTTCATCATCAAATATCTTATTTGATTCCTAATGTATTTTCTAACTTTTGCTGAAGGTGGATCGTCAACTCTTCACAGCGGCATTCCACAATCCGGACAAATGACAGAGGTGCATGATATATTATTTCTGTGTGCTTGTTCATACCCACAATTGTGACATATACACTTCTTCGGGTCTTCTATTTGTTCTTCTGGTGCTGATTCTTTTATAGTATCTAGTATCTTTATTTTTCTACTCATTGTTTTCCCTTACTAAACGACTTTTTTATCTTATCTTTCAATTCTCTAAAATTTGCTGGTTTTAAGATCAAAGAATCTGGATCATCATATATTATTTTAGAAACAAACTCAAGCGATGGACACCCCGTAATATATATTATATTTGCATTACTTTTTTGTTTAATTATCTGTGCTGTCTCATAGCCATTCATCTTATTGTTCAATATTACGTCCATTAATATTAGATCTGGGTTATTTTCTTCAGCTAAAGCTATCGCTTCTTCTCCATTTTTAGCGGTGTGTACATTAGTAAATCCTAAATGTTCTAACATCAATTTCAAATTTGATGAAATTGTATCTTGGTCATCAACAACTAATGCAGATCTATGATTTCTTTTTAGTCTCACCTTACTTTATTAATACTCCTTTAAATCTGAGCCCACTTAGCTCACCGTTTAATTTGTCTAAAGTTTTACTTGTGTTCAATATAATTATAGATATCATAATTTGATATGATAATAAAATAACGATATTTCTAGATAGATTACTCGTATACAGATCGGATTCACAAATTTCCTCGATACGCTCTGTGATTAGTGTGTATTCTTGATCACATCATTTATTAAATTTTGGGATCACAAGATTCAATAAATTCTTGTCTTCATCGGAATACATACTATCGTTAAAGTGTTTCTCCAAACTATCTATTATTTCGTATAATATACAAATATGCTTATTCTTAAATTCTACGATATTATTGATATTTTTAGTATTTTCGTGTAACATTACCAGTTTCTTTCTGAACGAGTCTATATGAACGTTCAATATCTCTCTGAATAATAACTCTCTACCTTTATCTTCTAGAGTAAATGAATTGTTGAGGTATCTGTTTCAATACATGAACTGAGTAAATATAGGATGATCTTTGATATTTTTTTTACGCTTTCTCTTTAACAGAAGATATGAAATTCAAATCAATCCAATTATACAAATTATAAATATAATATATAATCCTGAAGTTGCAACAATACTAATTTTTTCTGCATTTGCTATTAATGCAATAATAATGCTACCCACAACAGCTATCAGTGTAGCTATCAAACTTTTGTTTTTATTCATAGATTTTTTTATCCTTTCTATATTATTTTATAACACGTATTTTAAATTACCACAGTCTCAGACTCTGTCATATCCATTCATCTGCATGTTTTGTCATTCAGTCAAGTTAGGATCGAAAGTATTCAATTTACCTTTCAATTTATGTTTTTGAAATTTAATTCTTGATCCGATGAAATTATACCCGTCCGTATACCAGTAACTCGGTGGTGTCTTTATTACATCAATACCAGTTGCATGATAGTAGTTGTTTGTATTACTGAATCTACGATCTAAAAATGTTACGATGTTACCTGGGTAGATCGACTTGAAATGACTTAATAGTTTACTGAGCCCACCAACTACAGTAGTATATAGTTCGGTCGAATACCTATACATCTCTCACTCGGTTGTTCCACCCCCGAATCGATCTTCTCCAAACGTCATAAGGCTGACCAGTTTGTCATTAGTAAATAACCCTAATCTGACTTTACTATTTATATATCCCGATATATGTGTTCTATCCATGAATTCTCTAGCTGTATTCGAGTTTACCTCTTTCACGGTGGTATTCCTAGCATATATTCTGGTCTGTATTAGATTGAGCTTACTCGTCAGTATAGACTTGACTATGTTCCTATTGTAGATTCACTCTGTATCTCATATGTGTATCAATTTAATGCCATTCTCTTCACATATATTGGTCTTATTGATATGATAATTTCTATCTTTTCCGTTCGACTCAGAGTGTCAATATATACCATCGTATTCTACAGCTAAATTATAGCTAGGTATGTATATATCCAGTTCTAGTCCACTTAGCACTGATCGGTCCTGGTGAATTATAGTGGTACCACTTGGCAATATAGACTTGATGAACCCGAATAGTTCAACCTCGCCAATTGACGATGAATAGTCTATGGGATAACACTTCAAACATCTAGGTATTAGTCCGTCTTCTAATGTTGCTTTAAATATGTTACCACATTCTAGACATTCAAATCTATATAATTTACGGTCACCATGTTTGTCTCTGGTACCGGTATACTCGTCTAGATTAAAAAGTGGTTTAACTCTACCCTTGAGCCTGTCTGAATTGAACAATGTTTCGTAGAATTTTTTGAGTCTAGTAATTCTAGTTTTAATCTTACAGTCGTTACTCTGGAACACATACTTTGTACCGTATTTTTCTAAGACCGTTTTTTGCCTTTTATTATTTACTATTTTATCTGTTTGAGCACATTTTTGTGAACAATATTTTACTCTGGAATTTGGTGATTCTTTAAATATATTTCCACAATTTAAACATATTCTATCAACCTTTGAGTGATTTCTAGTATATTCATAATGACAATCTAAAGAACAATATTTTGAAAATCCTCGTTTTAACCCGTAAAATTTACTATCCTTTCCGCAGTTTAAACAATTTTTATTTTTATCGTCTATATATTTTAGGTAATAGTCTTTAATTGTTATTTTATGGCCTTGTTTAATGTGATGAGATAAACTTTTATATGATTTTCCACAAATTAAACATTTTTCTCTCTTTGTACGTTTTTTATATTTTCTATGATTACTTATGCATTTGTTCGAACAATATTTTCCATATCCATTTAAACCATTAAAAGCGGTATCGCCTCCACAATTTAAACATTTTCCTTCAGTATCTCTTTTTAAATATTTATCATAGTAGTCTTTAGTTTTTAACTTATGAATTCTTAGAATATGATTAGATAAACCTTTTAGAGATTCGAAATTTCTATTACAAACTTTACAAATTATCATTTATACCTCTACTTTAATTCTGATAGAACTTCAATTATTAGTTTATTTAGTCTTGAATTTAATATTGATGAATTATTTCGTACTGCGCCTTCATTCACTACGTTCATTCAGGCCCCAGGTGTACTAGGAGTTGAAACAAAATCTCAACATATTATTTCGTAGTCGTCTTGCACTTCGTCTATACCGTTGACTTCATTAACTGATCCTAATCCTCTACTCGAAATCCCAACTCTGATACCAGACTCTAGCAGTCTCCTTAGAATTTCCCCAGATGGGGTCGGTAATATTTCTATAGTTCCAATAAGATTATTACCTTGTCATTCTATTGCCAATATATTATGTGATACATTCTTCAAATTCACGATAGAATCAGACGGGTGGTCTAGTTCGCCTGTTGCTCTATGCTCATTGATATAGTTTTCGTTATATATTAGTGCCTCTCGTTCCAAGATGTGCTTCGAGTATGTTCTGTTATTCTGGTTTAAGACACCGGCTTTTTGCAGAATACCTTTAACTATCAAACGACCATTATTCGTCTTTATAGACTCTCTAACTAGTTGTGGTGTTATTTGAAATGGTATAACATCCTGTAGTAATTGTCTATTTCCTAACATTATCTATCTCCTATCGTATTCCGGCAGACTCCGATATTTCGTCTATGATTTCATCTAATTCTTCTTTTTTCGCCATTAAGTCGTTCAACAAGTGGGCTATAGTGTCGCCGTCTATACTATACGAACCACGTTTTTTATTTTTAATTTCGAATGAGATTCTTTCCACTTCATCTAGTCAGTCCACTAGACTTACGAGATCTTCTTCGTCTCACCCGAAGTTTTGTTCGTCCATACCGAACCCATATTCTTCAGATTCACTGAGGTTTCTTACAGTTTCTCGTATTAATTTTACTAATTCTGATTTTTTCATTTTTTCTTCTCCCTATTTTCTCGCTCTAGCTATCCCTATATATGTCTTTCTTGGTTCTTAATATTAATTCTCCCAATATTAATCTATTGTCACATTCTCATAATATGCTCGTAGATATCATTAAATTCACTATCTGATAAAGCATTTACTATTTCATCGTAAGCTTTTTTATAATCATTACCAAATATTTTGAGTATTTCGTCGGATTGATCATATCTTGTTGCTTCGTTTAAACTACATTCATCTTTTGCCTTTCAATTTTTATCTATATAATTCCAGAAATCTTTCTCTGCTTTACCTTGTAATTCGCTAGGTGAGTGGATACTATATTTTTCTAGTGTTTTTTAAAAAATTCTTTATAGTCACTACTTTTATTTGTTTTGGATTCTATCTCTAGTTTTAATTTTCGAATTTCTTCTTTGATTATTTTTCTCAATTCCGACCTTTTCATTATTAATTCTCCCAATATTTTTCGTTAGTCTCATCCCTTATAATTTATGTTCAAGTGATTAAGTATTTTATCAAGTATTCCATTTAATTGTGTATTCATTTCCACAATTGTTGAGTCCCCGGTGAATTGTTCACCCTTTATAGTCTCACTAAAACCTATTATACTATCACTTAAGCTGTAAAAGGCTTTCCGCAAATCTATTTCTTCTTTCAATATTTCTTCTCTAATTAATTTTTTTAATTCTGATTTCTTCATCCTATTTACTCCTTCTGATTGTTTACGTCTGTGTTTATCATGTCATACATCTTTATATTTTCTAATTTCTATATCTTTCATAATGATTCTACGTCCATAATCTAACATCCGTCTCAACGCAGCATTTACCCTATTGGCTTTCCATCTATGAGTTTTTTCTAGATATTGCTGTAGTTCTTCTAGTTGTTCAATAGTCACAACTTTATCGTAGATCATAGCGTCGACAGCCACATCCAATATTTCGCCGTTATAGTTCTTGAATATTTTTTCCAGGATCGTAGCATATTTGTCGTCTAGTTCTGCCTTTTTATCTCTAGAATTGTCGACAGCTTTCTTATAGTCTGTTTGAAAAGTTTTAAAATCTTCTATTAGCTTTTCTACATTAATTCTAGACTTTACTTTCTTTTCTGTAATTTTTTGAAACTCTTCTCTGATTAACTTTTTTAGTTCTGACTTTTTCATTACTACTCTTCTTGACCAAGTTCTGAAGTTAATTTTGTTAAAAATGGTTCAAAATTATGACTACCGTATTCATCTTTGAGAACTTTTGCTACAGCTAAAGCGAAGTCTTCATATGACATACTATCATCTATTTTAATAATACTATTATCAATTTCTATTGCTAATTTATCAGACTGGTTTGACTCTCTTATCTGTTTGTTAAATATAGATTTTTTTAACTGTTCTTTAATCATATCCCTAAGATCGGATCTTTTAATTTTATTATCGATTATCTTTTTATCTGACATTAAATTTCTCCTAAAATACCATGTCTACGTAGTATTTAACATTCTTATCGGATCATTTTTTGAGATCGGCGCTTAGCTTTCATCTCTCTTGGTCATTCAATTCTGGAAATATGTCATCTTTGATGTATTTTATTATTTTATTGAAGTATTCTTTTTCTCTATTACGACTATCCAGCTCTTCTTTGATTAATTTTCTTAATTCTGATTTTTTCATAATTATTTCCTATATTTCTCATCAGGTATTTCATCACCTTTAAATAGTTTAGCTTTGTCTTTTATTTTTACTAATTTATTTACAATCTTCTTTAAATCTTCTGGTTTAAAGTCATTATCATTCATCAATCAGTTAGCCATAGCATTCATCATATTGTTAACATCAAATACTTCACTATCTATAACCTTTCTAGGAAGTCTAAGAAAATCTTTCTTCTCTTTTAATAACTTTATTTCTTCTTTTATTATCTTTCTTAATTTTGATTTTTTCATGTTTTATTCCTTATTTGATTTAATATACTTCGACGAAATATATTGATGTCTACCACTATTAAATAATATATTATAAGAATCTTGATCTTTTCAGTAATATCCGTGTGAGGCCTTCGTATTTGGATTAATTTTACATTTAATGTCGCGCCCACCAGTATTTATTATAATTTCATCCCCGGGTTGGTATTCAGTTTCATTTAATTTTTTGATGTAGTTTTCTACTATATTAAGAATTTTCTTTCTATAGATTCTTTTATTACTAGATTCATATACATAAGGATATTCTTTTAATGTCATAGAATCTAATCAACTAGCACCTTCTTTAAAACCTATAAGAGATTGTGCATATCTCAGGTCAGCTTCATTATCAAAATACATTGTTGGTCCTTTTTCGTTTCATTTGATATTTTTATCCTCGAGACCAGAAATTACACCTTTGTGGTCTTCATCAGAAAATTTTGAAGTATCTAGTTCGAATCCTTCATCAACTTTGTCTTTAGGTAATTTTTTAGCTTCCTCTTTTTCTGGATCCTCAATAGTGTTTTTAACGTCTTTGTGTATTCCCTCATCATCATCTAGTTTGTTATACTTAACTTTTTTTATTTCTTCTTCACCAGTTAAAGTATTACCAGAAGTCTTTTTAGCATCTTTGTATGTTCCTTTTTTGTTATCCATTTGATTGTATTTGGTGTTTTTTATTTCTTTTTCGCCAGCTACGTTGCCGCCTGTTTCATTTAATATCGTTTCTCTGATTATTTCTCTTAACTCTGATATTTTTATCTTCGACTCTTGAACAGCTACTCTACTCTCTAATTTTTTAGGTGTTTTTTTAAGTTTAGAATTCTTAGTAATAGCACCAGGTAGTTTTCCTGTTGTTAAATCAATACTATGGTGTAAATCAGGATTTTTCTTAGTGTATACAGGTTTATCTTGATCATCAACGTCACCTGTTATTAAATCGTCAAAGTATCTCATAAATGCTACTATTTCAGCTGGATCTTTATAATAGCTCAAATCATAAATAGATTCTATCTTAAATTTCTTTAAAGCTTTATTTAAAAGATCTTTGTATTTTTTAACTTCTTCACTTATAATATTTTTAAATGTTGATTGTTTCATCTTATTTTTTCTCCTGTTGTTTACTAGACGGGGCATTTTCTTTGATAACTTTTCTTATCTCTGATTCTATTACTTCGTCTATCCTTTTTCTGAGTTGAACTTCTTCGTTTATACAATCAATGTTTTTTATTTCCTCGGCGATTAACTTATCTAACATATCAATCGTTATTTTCTTAGATTCCTTTAGTCTCTTATTAATCGCAACCGAAACTTCCTCAGGTATCTTCGTTATTATTTTGCCTAAATGACTTCCTAGCTCTACCTCTCGGCCGGTCTCACCATCATACATATTTACACCAACAGGACTATTTGGGTTTGGTGACATACTATATACAGAACTCCCAATAACAACAGTGTATCTATCTAATGTTTTACCACCGTTATCATAAACAATTATTTTTTTCATCATTATTTCTCCAGTTATTATATTTCAACTTTACCTAATTCATTATATAAAGCATTTAGATCCCCGATAGCATCTCCTCTTTCACCATTCTTTAAGAAATCTTGGATGATACTTTTAAAGGTTATCTTTAGTTTTTTATTGAGTGATTTAGTTAATTCTCTGACTCTTGTCTTCGCATCATTAAATTCAGACTCTGAGGACTGTTCATCTAGTTTATCTTCTTCATATAACATATCATCTATATTTTGATCTTGAATATTTATTCCGGCTCGTCTAAATAACTCTAACATCTCTTTAGCATCTTTTATATTATCGAAGTAGTAACTGTTAGGCTCTGTATAATCATACTCAATACTTTTTATACCTTGTAATAGATTCTTAGCTTCTTCAGTATCTTTCCTCTTAACATCAATATAAAAGTCTGTTTCTTCATTTAATTTGGAATTTTCTTCAACAACCTTTTCTAATTCTGTATTATTTATTCCAATAATAATTGAATCAAACTGTACATTTACATGTTTACTATTAGGGAAAATTCTTTCAATTTCACCAACTTCACCGTCTAATGACTCTAAAGTTTCCCTTCATGAGAATTGCTCTTTACTATAGCCTGAGTGGGCTGGAACACTTTTAGAATGTTTTTCTAGTACGTCTTTTTTTAACTTAACTTTATCACCCTTTTTAAAGGTAGCGTCTCCCTCGGTTAATTTAGCTTTCTTAGACTCAAATAAATGATGAACTATGAAATAAACACCGTATTTATCTTTTAGAGCTAATTTCATAGCTCTACTTTCTGCTTCTTCGTAAGTTAGAAGACTATCTACAATATCTCAGTATCCACTGTCTAAGTAATTACTATAGGTCTGTTTTCCGATAATAAATGTACCTTCTAATTCTGTCGGATCTTCTGTATCAGGATCTTCTTCTGCAAAATATAAAACTTTATCTTGATTCTTTTTATTTCTTCAGAAATCGTCTAAACGATTTTCATTTAATTTAGCTTTCTTTTGCTCTTGTATGACTTCTCTAATTAAATTTCTTAGTTCTGATTTTTCATTTTATTTCTCCGTATTATTTGCCATCAAGTATTGTTATAATTTCTATCTCATCTACTAAATTATTATCAATATTTAATCGTAATATTTGCTCTAATTCTTCTCTAGTCTCATCACCAAATAATTTAATATGTTCGTGAGCACCTAATATATCCAATAGATCGCTATCACCGAGCCTTTCGAAATCTATATTTTGTTCACCTTCAGTTACGTATTTTTTTTCATTCATTTAGTTTTATCATAATATACCTTCTTATATTAGTTAGCTCAGACTGCTCTTTTCTTAAATAATTCATAGAACACTAATGCTATCTCACTTCTTATTATATTTCTAATCTTCTTATAATCTGAAGAATCTAATGATTCATTCATTGTTTTAGGTGGTGTAAAATGCCATAAATTTTTATATACTAATTGATTATTTTTAGCATGTTCCATACCCATCTTCTTAAGTAATTTATTTAATCTTTTATTAGGTTTACCATTCGAAAACGCATAAGGTGTCATGTAAGCTTCGCCGGCTCCAGTTGTAGTATCTTCGTTAAGTGTGTTTTTTATTATTTCATTAATAGTTTGGATCTTCATATGTTACTTCCTACTCGTCCGGTTGCTCTTGTCTTCGTAGATCTTGATGGAATGAATCCTTTTCTTCGTCGTCTGGATCGATATCCCTATCTCTCCTTACGTATAATAATCTTTCGACTTTATCGAAACCACGTACTACATCCCTGAATAAGTCTAGGTCAAACTCGTTGCCTTTTTCTACAGCAACTTTTATCGTTCGCAGGGCATCGACCGCAGAAAAGAATCTCTGTATCCCTTCTCTATCAGTTAATCAATAGTGACGATCCCCTTCATTAAGTATCTTGATTTCCTCTTTAATAACTTTTCTTAATTCTGACTTTTTCATCCTATTTACTCCTCTTCATCTTCTTCGTCATCACCTCAAGATTGATTAGGATCATTTTTTGGCCCGTCGAAGAAATCATGATTTTTTCAATCAAAACTCTTTGTTGTTACTAAGGCTGGAAATAATACTTTACCTCCATTTTTTGGTTTAATTTCATCAAAGGCTATCTTAATACCCGTATCTCTTAGGTCTCAGCCGTCCTCTTTAGAATAGCCGTTCATCTCGGCCAGAAGCTCATAATAATCTTTACCATCAAATACACCATATCCTTCGTATTTAAGCTCGTGCCAGCTGTTTCCTTTATTGTCATACATATATACATGAAAGGGTCTTCAACTAGGAATAGGTTCTTCAGTATCTTGTGTCAATCAGCCGAATTGACCTTCAGTTAGCAATGACGACTCATTTATTCTCGTCTTTGTAAAATCATTCCATTCATTTAATCTTATTTTATCCATTTTTATACTCCATTTATTCTGTTATTTCTTCACGAGTATCTTTTTTAAGTTTTCTAACTTCTTCAATTATCTCGTATATTTTCATAATTTGTATAATTTTGTGATATTTATTTCAATTATTATTTAATAATTTAATAGATCTTTTCGATATCTCATCGAGTTTTATTCTTAGAACTTTATCGTCTACTTGAATATTATTTAAACTTGTTTGCAGTTTTGGTACTTCTTCTTCTAGGTAGTTTTCTAAAATAGAATTATCAGATAAACTATTCATATAGATTTTTAATAATTGTTTCTGTTTGTTCGTTATATTTTCGTATTTCTTATTGAATTTTTTAATTATATTTTGAAGTGTTAATAACTTTACAGTTCTATCTTGCCCACAGAATGTGGATAATATATTCGAGCTATCGATAGGTACATTCTGTTGTTGGCTCGGCGTAGTTATCGTTTCTATGATGGTGAATCTACTATTCACAATATCAGTCGGGCTGAATATTCCGTCTATGTTTAATTCTGATTCAAACAACTTGTAGATAGATGCCAATATTTTGTAATTTACTGCTTTTGATGTAAATAGTCCTTTAACATCAAAATTTTCTTTTATCTCTTTTACTAAGTTATATTTACTTCTTATTAGACTCTTTTCGTCTAAATTTTTCCTAGCTTTTAGAGTCTCTTCTATAACTGCGTTGGCTCTGTCCTTATCTAGACTTCTGGTCTTCAGTAGTATATTATACAGTGATAGTTCTTCGTTTAAAGGTTTGTCTTTTCCGAAGTATTTCTTGAGTAATTTTATTGCGTGTGACTCGAATTTATTATTTAGTAAATCTGTGGTTAATTGTTTCACTAGAACCTCGTATAGGAATCCAGTGTTACGTGTTTTATGGTGTCTTAATTGCTTCATAGTTATTCCTCCAACTATTATTCATCTTTGTGACAGGCTAAATTATAATTAGCCTATTTTCTAATAGTTCACTTATCCAACTAGAAATGCATTAAACCAGAATCAGATAGTTTAGTTGTATAGTAATTCTCCAGTTCTTCTATTTTTTTCAATAATTCACTTAATATTGTTGGATCTAGCTCAGGTATATTTTTCGTTGATTCTTTAAGGTTATTGAAGATGGACCGAATGTACCCGCCTAAACTCTCGTCTATTTTATTCTTTTCTTCAGTTCCTTCGGAGTCTTGGTCTTCCTTAGTTAGTCTCATAGCAGTGGTTAACCCAAGAGGCGGAGTTTCAACTATCCCTCCTATACCTAACTTGAACTCGTTAAGTAATTTTCTCATGTCTGTGTTTTTATTTTTCATTATTTGTTCTCCCGGGAATATAGATATTCCTCTATATATAAATATGTTAGCCGATAATTTTAATTATGAAAAAAATGATAATTTTTGATTATTTTTACCCTTTTATCGTCTTTTTTCTCTTCTCCATTCTCTGTTTTAACAATCATCCATCCAGTTTCGTAATATCTTCGGTAGAAAGTGGATTACTACCTTTATATCTATGTTTCTTATGACCTTTAGTAACGGCTAGTATTTTCTTAAGGCCTTTTAATCCTAGTGGGTCTTCTTCGTCTGTTTCTTTAGATTTTTCGCTCTTCTTACGTTTTTTTGGTTTATCAGGCAGTAGATTCGTTCGCTCAATACCCTCGCCAGCAACACCTGCTTCAGCACTAGGTGTAGTAGCGCCAGGAAGAGCTCCTGCTTCTCCTGCTGTAGTTTCTTGTGGTTGCGGGCCACTTTCACCTTGTTGATCACCACCTCCAGTATCGGCTGTTTGTGAACTTTCACCCTCTTCACCCATCTCTTCTTCTGCTGCCTCTTCGGCTTCAGGTTCTTCTGGTTTGTATTCGGTGTCTATACCGCCGAGTTTATCCCACTTAGTACCGAACGGATCCTCTCCTTCCTCTAATATCTTGGCCAATCTATGTTCGAATAACGCATCTTTTAATAGATTTTCACGTTGTTCGTCCGCTTCTTTTTTAGTTAATTTGAATAGTTCGATGTATATTCAATCGGCCGCTAATAGATTTATATCTCTAATATTAGCAGCTAATGCGGTTTTAGCATCCCATAAAGCTATTTTTTCTTCTTCATACACAACCGAAGGACTTGTTAGTTCTAGTTTAAAATCTAGTAAATCTTCATTTTCATATCCTTGAGCGTATAGATGAACTATAGCAATCTTATATAGTTCAGATGTTAGAATTCTCTGTATTCTTTCAACAGTACGAGCAAATCTTAAATCCTCTGAGTTGTGAACAACAACGCCGGCGTCTGTTAAAAAATTATGATAGTCTTTGATAGTTATGTCGCAAGTGTCGGCTTTGTAGTCTAAACGATCTACTGACACCACTCTAATAATATGAGTGTTTTCGATATTGTTCTTTTCTACTAGACTACTAACTGTTTTGGAAATGTGTCCGAGACTGTCGCCTGGTTCCAGACTACTAGCCTCTACTCATCTATCGTCTCTAAGCATGAATCTGTGATCTGGTGTGCAGTCTATTATTTCACTGTTATCCAGTGTAACTCTCACTATGTCGGCATCCATTCTAGTAAACCCAGCCCATTCTATTTTTCCAGGTACTACCGATCCGTTTGCTTCGTTAATAGAGTAAACATAGTTCTGTATACTATTTTTGTGGTCTTGGATGAGTTCATCAACTGTTTTGGTTTTACCACTTAATAATGGAATTTTGGTTTCTGGAACAACACAAGCGAGAGTCGCTCGCGCCCCGAGACCTTCTTCGTAACCTAAGAATGCTTTTGGGATCCTTAGCGATGCTAACATTTTGTTCTTTAAATATTCTATGTCCTCTATCGCATCATAATTTAAAGCTGGGGCGATATCTATATCGGTTCCAGAATCACTACCTCTGACAGGAATGAAGAAGTCCTCTAAAACGTTCATGAGGTTGAACTTAAGGTTATAATCTCCTGTATTCGCATCTATAAATGGTATTTTCTTTGTCGATTGTATAATACCATTTATAAAATTATCAACCTCATCCGGTGGTATATTTCCCACATCTATCTTGAATATTCTTCTTTCTGGTGCTCTCATGATCCTATGGATCAGCATAGCGTCTTCCATTAGGTGTAGTTTCTTTCAAACTTTTCTAGCACCTTCTATTGCACTTCTACCATATGGTAAGAAGTTTGAGTCTGATAATAATCTAAAATGAGCTATTTGAAAATTCTCTGCTGGTTCTCTAACTTGCTCCCCGATGATGAATTTTAATTCATATGGGTCGTCAGGGTTGTCACCTTCTAGTCGTTTAATATCATATACCGATATTGGTATTACGTTGGTTACTCCATATTCTTCATGTATGTCGAGGTATAAAAAAAAATCCCCGTACTTACACAGGTTCCTAGTTCATGATGGTAAAGTAAATTCTATATTCAAGATATCATAAAATAGATTCTCTAATATTTCTTTAATATCTTGATTTTCGGAACTGATTCTCAACACATCGCCGAATTCATCTTTTGTCGTACAATTATGAGTGTATAGTTTACCATTATCGATTGTTTCTATTGCATAGATATGGTTATCACCAACATTAACTAGATCGTAAGCGTCCTCTATTCCTACTTTAGTTATTGAAATTATCTTATGATTATTGAAACCTGTAAATATATCATAAGATGTATATTTTCGATCCTCTCCGCTATATTTTTTTGTTGTAAAAATTTTTAAATTGGACTCATTAGATAGATCTTTAGTTTTAGTTAATTCTCCATTATTGCCAACCCATATATGGTCTGCTGTTGATTTTATTCTAGTACCATTGTCTAATCCAATTTTATACATTTGTTTCTTGCCATTATATGCAACTTTTTGACATACAACAGGAGAAAAATCTTTATTATCTTTATCTAGTCCGTATACCCAGAAATCTGTATAATTACCTTCATACAATTCTCTAATTGTTCTTTTGGTACCGTCTAGTAGTGGTATAACTGTTTGCCCGGATAGGCATTCCTCTGAATATAAATCTAGGCCCGAGCTGATTATACTGTCTCTATCCATCGAGTTGTGGACAAAACAAACTTCTGTTGAGAAATTGTGATATTTCTCAACTGTCATATCGTATACATCTAATACTTTATGAGGTGTTATTGATACTATCTTGCACATATCATATTGTTTTGACGTCACAAGATCATCAGGTCTTAATTCATCAACCCTTTTATATTTACCATTTTCCATTAAAAATGGGTGATTTGCAGTAGCGATTAATTCGTACTTGTTTTCGAATTTTATTTTATATGTCGCCTCTGTTTTTGTTTTTCTAACAGAATGTGCAACGCCTAGTTTAATAGAATTATCGCTGAGATCATACGAAAATACATGAAATTTATTTTCTTTATCGGGGTATAATTTTGCTAATTTCTTTAACGTTTTTGTAGCTCCATTAGATAACGGTATTTTTGTTTCACCTGCCATACATTCGTAATCCCTAAATAATTCAATTCTAGTATCACTATATGAATATTGATTTATTTGACCTAAATTAATAGTGTCTCTTTTTCTGAGTCTATTAAATCTATCTACCTGGTGTGCTAGTTGTACTGTATCTGTGTCTAGAATTTTTAATTGTTTTTTTCCAACATGGCGGACTATTACTTCGCCTGAAAATAATCTTTTTAACCTTTTAAAAAACTTACTCGTTTGAGCCATTATTTACCCCTTAGCCTAATCATTCTCTCAAATTGACTTCTTGATCTCTTATTACTGTTATATACGGATCTTCTATAGAACTTCTATTGTATATACCCGCATTAGTGGATGTTTTTATATTACCTAATATAGCTTTAGTTAAACTAACACCTTCTATTTTTAATTTTAGCGATATTTCTCTAACTCATAAACCTATTGCTAATGATATTACTAAATCATCGTTATAACCACTCTCTGCTTCTTGTTTACCAGTTTTAGACCATATAAAGGTATCTAACTCTGCTAGGGTTCTAGCAGATTGTATTATTATTTCTTCCTGGTTTATTAACTTTTTCATATTTTCTATTATTACTGTTCTTGTTTTCGAAGAAGTAGTTCAACCAGGAACAGGTTCGTATTTATTATCTAACTCTCTTTTCATCAATTGTGCTAGATTCAATGATAGAGTTAATTCGCCTTTGATCGAATAATATAGATTCCTATATTTCTTAGCTCTCAGATGATCTAAAACTGCTCATCCTTGAGATGCGTTCTCAACTACTAATAATGCATCATTATATTCTGATGCAATACCATATAAAATGTTTGCGAAATAAGTAGTTTCGACTTTGCCTTTAAACTCACCTACTTGTTTTAAATTTATAGAGTCGAGTATGTGAAACGCACTATAATCAGAACCATCCCCTCTTGCGACATCGGCGGCTACAACATATGTTCTATCATTTTTGGGCAATTCTCATAACCATAATTGATCACCATATCTTTTTTCTATTGGATCTTTCTGATATTTTTCTTTATAACCCTCGATAGTTATATAATCGATTACACTTCTACCAGAAGATAAAAATGATGTATCGTTCTCTTGAGCGGCATCGTCTTTACCTAATTCAATATCCTCATGATCTCGTCAAGCTTGATCTCTATCTGGGTGTACGTATCAAGGTAATCTTATAAAATTAAAACCATTTATACCTTGTTCAGCATTATTTCATATTTCGTAAAATTTATTACTTTTTCCATTAGGAGTAGAAATAAATATACCTTGTCCACCGGTTGCTAGAGTTTTTGTAGAAGCTTTTCAAATTTCGTCCATAATACTATTTGGAATAAATGCCATTTCATCTATAACTAAGAGACTTAACGCGTCGGCGCGTCCAGCATCTTTTGTAGCAGCAATAGCTTCAATTTGAGAATTATTTACAAATACCATTTTTTGTTTCTGTGATTTTTCTTTCAATTTTGTCTGTAATCATGACGGCAGATAGTCATACATATATACTACCTTTTCAACAAGCTTTTTAGCTATTCTTTCTTTTGTTGCAATAACTAATACTCGCTTATCAGCATGAAATAACATCAACCATAATGCATAGGCGGCGACTAAAGTCGACAGACCCAACTGTCTACCTTTCAATATAATGGTTCTATCTGGTTGACGTATACTATTTAATGTTTTCTCTTGAAAATCGTATAGATCGAATAACAAGCGACCTCTTATAGCGTGTTGAACAAAACAATAATTTTTTATAAAATGAATTGGATCTCGAATGCATCTACTATACTGTTTTGCTATTATTGCCTTATAATTTATCTCTTCCATGTTTGTTCCTACTAATGTGAGATGTTATACACTACCCAGGATGATCCTAACATGAAACCAAAGCCGTATATAAATCATAACTCCTTCTTTTCTCAAAAACTAGGTTTATTTAATTTTGCTTGTTCTCTGTATAAATCAGCCCGCATGGAGTCTATCTTTGATTTTTCTTTTATTTGAAAAATCAAATTATTTTGACTTTCGATTATCAGTTTCTGTACTCCTATCTGTTTAGTTTTTAAACTATCAGATCTCTCTAAGCTTTTTACTCTATTGAAAACCTGTATCACTTCTTCTTTATTTACTCATAAAGAGTCTGCTGGATCGGCAAGAATACTAATAGTAAATATACATAATAGAATAATTGATATAGTTTTCACTATTTAACTCCTGCTGATTTTTTCAGATAGGCCCAGGCCTCTTCGGCAGTGACTATTTTATTTTCAACATTCTTCTGTAGTTCTTCTTCTATAGCATTATTTTCTTCAACTAATTCAGCTATTGTTTTTTCTGTTTCTTTTATATCTGCGTTTACTTTATCTTTGGCCTTGTCTAGTTTCTTTATCTTTCTCTTATTCTCTTTTATTTTCTGTTTTTTATGTGTTGCAGGCAAGATAATCGCATATGCAATATATAAAATTATAGTAATTACGATCAATAAAATTCATCATAATTTTTTAAAAAAAGATTTCATTATAACTCCTCTTAATAATCAAATTCTTCTAATGATTCTTCCATTGCATTAACAACTTGTTTCATTTCTGTTCCATTTCTATCTTGATTATCCATTGCCATTTCAGCTACTTCACGAGTAGAATACTCTGTACCTAAATACATTTCAATTATAGCTTCTACTATATTCTTATCATAATTAGATAAATCTGATTCTCATTCCTTCATTTTAGCCATATGTTCGTTTTCTGAATATTTATCTTGGTTCTTCATAAATTCTCCAGATTTTGCTTTTATTTTACTCAATAATTGACTGGTCTGTGTACCATAATTATCCATAAAATCATCATAACTTCCTTCATTTAAACTACATTTAAACTCATTTAATAGTTTTCTTAAATTTTCCATTATTTACTTCTCCTATTTTAAAGCTTTCATACTATTCATTTATTTACTTCCTACATTAGAATCGATTACTAGTTTCTACTGATTCTCTAGCTTTACCTTCTCTATAGATCGCAGAGATCTACTCGATGAATCCTCCGTTCTCTTGTTTTGAATTTTTAGAGTCCCTCTAATTAGACTACCAAACTCTAACAACATTTTACCGGTTTGCTCATCTACCATGAAACATCTGATCCCATCATCCAAATATATCTTACCTTTTTTGCCATTTCTTATACTCTGCTTATGTTCTTCAGACAATTTTTTACCTAGTCCGGCTTTACTGAGATTAAGCTTATGTTCTTCGGATAATTTTTTACCTAATTTAGCCTTTCTCATCTTTAGCTTTGTCTCTTCAGAGTGCTTCCTACCATAGAACTGGTTCTTTTTACCTAATTTACATTCAGACATCTTTCGTATAGTTTCTTCGTTGTGTCTTTTACCATAGAACGGATGATTCTTCCCAGACATCACCCTCGACATCAGCTGTTTACTCTCCGTTGAATGTATATAACCACAAGACCCACCCATTTGCTTATTATAGGTATTCAAACTTTTACAAAATTCCTCGGTTACTAATTCCGCTTCTTTGTCTGAAGCCTCTCTACGAGTAGAATAGTCAAATAATATAATCTTTTCGATGGATTGTTTTAGATAAATACTGGATCCCATGTATCCATCATTTAGGTTGTTTGTACTATGTATCCCTCGGTAAACTTTACCATCTATCAGATTTTCTATATTATAAACAATATTGTGTCCTTTTTCTCTCATAAATTACTCTTTCATTTTGTTCATATATTTTGAAAGTACGTTCGAGCTACTATACACACCAAAACATCATTGGGTCATATTCGATCATTCGGCAAATACGACAGATCCGGTAAATAAAAAGATAGTAGTAGTTATTAGTATCATTAACAAACCACCTAATTTTCTACTCTTCCAATTGCTGTTTTTTTCTACGGTGGCTTTAGATACGGCGTTCGATATTAAATAAATACCGAATACCCATTTGGCGAAACTGAATCATTCGGCAAAGGTGACTGCTACTAACGGTGAAACGAATAATACAATACTAAATACAAATAGTATTATTGCTATCCACATTTTCCTGCTCCGAAAATTAAAATTATATTCACCCGGAGTAGGTAGAATTTTTTTAATTATTTCTTCCATAATTAATCTCCCATTCTTTTATATACACCATAAAATCATTTTCCTGATTCTATAGATTTTTCTGCAATTTCAATTTTTACCATTTTATTTATTTTTCCATTATTAATTCATCTTATATTATTATTCTTATAATACCTTTTGCGAGATTTGCTTCTTTTTAATTTGGTTTCTTCTGAAATAATCCTACCATACATAGGATTATTTTTACCGCTACAGAATTCTTTGTTATTTTTATAAAAAAGTATTTTAGCTTTACTTATTTTTAATTTAGTTTCTTTAGAATGGTGTTGCCCATATCTTGGACTATTTTTACCTCTCTTGCCATACATAGGATTATTTTTACCTGCCCATATTCCTGGATGTTCTCTATGATATTTTTTATTACTTTCTCTAATTTTTATTTTAGCTTCCTCTGAACATTTAAACGTGTATTCGTTATCACCACCAGGCTTAAGATTATAAGTCTCCTTAGATTTACAAAATTCTTCAGTAACTAATTCTCTTTCTTTATCGCTGGCCTGTTTTCTTGTTGGATAATCAAATAAAATAGTTCTCTTAAAATTTTTTCTTCCATATTCCTTAACTGCTTTACATAGTATTGAATTGCTACCCAAATACTTATCTTCTAAATTATTAGTACTATGTATTCCTCGATAAATTTTTCCATTTATAAGATTTTCTGTATTATAAACTATATTGTACTTTTTATTCATAAATTTATTCCTTATTTGAACGTATACTCGCCCGGTACTGGCAAAATTTTTTTAATTACTTCTTCCATAACTTTTTACTCCTCTGTATATTTTTAAATTTTTTACGACATTCATAGCCCACAGGATTTGGATGGATCTATACTTTCGGCTGATGTAATATTACCATTTTCTATTATAGCTTTACCAAATTCTTCAAAATCGGCATTAAAAAATACTAAATATTTATTTGGTGCAAGTTCTATAACCCCGTCTAATTCACCGGTTTTATCGAAATAAAAACCGGCTTCCTTTTCTATATAATCCTTATTATTTAACAGAATATCAAATATAGCATCATATACGTCCTTTCCGTCTATTTTATCATCCCATGCAAGAAATTTTTCTTCTTTTAAACCTACTTTGAACTCATTTAATAATTTTCTTAAATTCTCCATTTTTTTTCTCCTATGTGTATTTTTAAATTCTTTGCTAATTTTTCCATACGTTTCTTCCCCTTTCCATTCTTTTACTTATAAATTTATATTGTGGATTATTTTTTTGTGCAATTTTCATCATCTCTTCCATCCACGGTAATATTGCATAATAACTTTCACCGATATAAAAAATACTAGTTTTCTCTCATCTCTGTATTGCTAATACTTTTTGTGGAATTTTTTCAAAAGACCAATCTCTAATAGGTGGTGGAATTAAACCTTTATCGCTCAAATAATAAAATAATTCAGTATGTGTCTGATAACCCGCTTCTTCTACAAATAGATTACCTTTTTTGTTTATTATTCCACGGATATCTTCACCCATTCTTTTAATAGACGGTGGATCTTTATAAATATTAACACCTTCACATTTTCCGATATACTCTTCTGTAATCAAGTCCATGAATTTTATATGCATTTCCGGTTTCCTATTCTAAACTTCTTAATTTATCATATGCTTCTTTTTTTAAATCAAATAATTTTTCTATATATCCAGTTCTTCTAAGTACTTTGAATGCTAAATTCTCAACACTAAATTCACCACCTTTAGATAACCCAGATTGTCTCATTCTTTTTAATTTTTCTTTTATTTTATCAGTAGCTATCATTGTTTTCTCATATTCTTTATCTTTCATTAATTCTTCTAAATAACTTAGTGTTCCGATATATGATTCTGCTTTAGATTTAATATCATCTTTATCTATTTTAATCTCACGTACAGGTGGAATAGAGATCCACTTATCTCTAGCCAATGAATATAATCCTGACGCAACGTGAGGATTGCCAACATCTTCGACATATATTTCTACAGGTAAATCTTTAATTTCGATATCATGTTGATCATTTCATCTACCTCTTTTAGCATCAAACATCTTCTGAACTAATCCTTCGTCCTCACTCACAGTTTTAAAAGGAATCCTAATATGCATATCAATATCTGAATATTCTGATCAATTATAATTAGCCCCACTACCAGTTAATACAATGTCTTTTATTTTTGGTGGGCTCTCTAATTCTAAAGCGTCTAAAAAATCCTTAGCTATTAATATTAATCTCTTTCTAACTTCTGGTTTTATTTTATCATCATCTCATATACCAGGGTATAAGGTATCTTGTATTTCAAAAGACTTCAGTACTTTATCATCTATATCGGATACTTCGTTAATTATTATTTTCAGGGTCTTCATAAAATTTTTATGTTGTGGAAAATATAACTCTTTAGAGTTGTATAGGAACAACATTTCCTCCTATTGTTATTTTTTCTATTAATGTTGTAGTTCTTGCTGCTATTCGTTTACAGTTCTTTTTTATACTAACTGATCCAGATTTGTTATCTGTGAGTTTGTTTCAATGTATATCTACAAGAATAGCACCTCCAGTAGACATTTTTCCCTTAACAAATCCAACTCCTCTTGCTGTCTTAATTAAATCAAATTTTCTTATTCCAAACAGTTTGTCCGTCGGTATAGTTTTTTCACTCCTTCTACCCATAGTTTGTCTATAATCTCCATTACAAACGTGTCGTTTATAGTAAATAGTATTGTCAGAATCAACTACTTCGCCTTCTTCACAACAGATAGCTATTGCATCATTAGCATGAGTCTTAGGTAGCTTCAATATTTGCTCCCTCTTAAATTTTGTTTCATAACCATAAGTTTCTTCAAAGTCACCAAAAAGTTTTCTAAGTTGAGAACTGATAATGTTAATATGTGTAGCGTGCTGAGTTGTGGATCTTTTACCTTTGATTTCAAATTCGCCCGCGTGTAGTTTTTCATGACATAATTTACACAGAGTAATTAAGTTAGATGGAGTATGTGTTCCACCTTTGTTCTGGAAGATTATGTGATGGACATGTAATTTAGTGTTTTTAGCTTTGCAGTGTTGACATTTATATCCGTCTCTATCCAATATATAGGCCTTTGTGTTGTAAAATCCTTTTTTATTGCCTTCTTGATAATCTTTACCTCTTACTTCTGGATTAATCATCTTATGGATGTCAAATTTAGCTGTTTCGACATGTCATTCCGATACTGGTAAAATTGATTTGATAAAGTTTTTCTCTCTTAAGTGTGAATCAATCTTAGATTTAATGCTTGGAGCTATTCTACCTTCTCTTTTTGAAGCTGCTCTGTTATTTCAACGAGGTTCCCGATAGCGTAATTTTCTGCTTCTCCTATTGCGTCTATATCCTCTTCTCTGAGTCATTTTTCTTTTTACGTCGTTTCTGACATGAATTTCACTTTGGTAAATTACTTTACCATTACTAATAGCAGCGCAACCTATTTCTTTTGATCCAGGGTCCATTCCTGCTATAACTTCTTGGACATTTTCTTCACAATCTCACAGCAACTTAATTGTGAAAGGTGTTCTTTTGATGACTTTAGCCTTTCCATCTCTTAATAGATGTTTAGCTTTGGCTGGTTTACACGGCATCAGTGAATTACCATTTTTATTTATTACGTATACATACATGGCATTATGCCTCCCTGTATACTAGAATAGTGCGTATCTATAGCATTGGAGTTACTACAGAATTCGTCCTCCCCTCGATCGGTTAAATAAGCTTCGGAATGTGGTTGACTGTTCCTTAACACTAAGAACTGTTTACAGTGCCACGAGAGTTGCATGGGATTGGGGCGGCGTCCTATGGTCTCTACATCAAACTTAACGTTTACTAACATTTCTTATCTCCTGTTAATGATCTGGTAAACATGTATCTTTAATTTTGATGAATTAAAGATACAACTCTTTAGAGTTGTGTTTGTTTACTTTCAGACTTTTCATTCTGTATTTCCTTTTTGAAGCTTGTTTATATACTCTCTTATTCCTATTATTTTTTTATTTAATTCTGCTATTATATTTTTTGTTTCTTCTTTATCTACCTTTCAAGTATCTATAACCCCTTCCGAGTTTTGTACTAAATTTAAATCATCACCAACGGAATCAGCTAACTCTAAGTACATTGATAATTCACCTTTTAAAAGAGCTATTGTTTCTTTTATGTTTTTTACTTTAGCTATTTTTAGATAATTATCTTTTACTCTAAGTTTATGATCTTCAGCTATGAAACAGTCAAAACATTTTTTGTTTATCCACCAAGAACTAACGTCTAACTGGTGCTTCATCTGCTTTTCGCAAATTGGGCAGAATCTAGGTAACTTAACATCCTTCAGTTCATCTTCTAACATTATAGAAGTTTTAGTTCTTACGATTCCATCCTTTATTAAATATTCAGTGCCTAAGTCTGTCCAAGTCTCTCCATCCTTTTTGTTTTTGATCTCAGAATCCTTATCTTTCTGATCACCGAGATTATAACTTTTACTACCTTTACTTTTATCTAATTTATCTATTAAATCATCAACAGATCTTGGTATCCATCCTTTCATCAATCCTCCTAGAAGTAATGAACTAAAACTCGTTCCAAGTTCAGTAAATCTTCTATTTTTATCGTGTGACCATCAACATCTATAGTGTTCCTTACTTTATCATAATTATTTAGTTCGAAGACATCATGTATAGATGTAGTTTGTGTATTCTTAATAATATCTACACCAGATGATATCTTACCAATAGCATTCTTATCTAATACTATTTCTGGAACATTTTTATACGATACTGTACCATTTTCTGTATCAACCTTATAATCATCTATAAATGTCTTTAGTTTTATTTTCTTCATTTTTTCTAATACAATTTTTCCTAAGTCGGAGTTGTCATTAATTTCATAATTTTTTGACTCATCTTTGACTTTATTTTTCATATTGTGGATTCATGCGACTGATAGATCCTTGGACTTGTTAATTTCTTCTACTACCGGCTTCACACAAACATCTCTATGCTTATTTGGTTGTCTATTAGTCTTGCTTTGTTCTCTCTTAACCATAGATTTAAATAAATTACTATAAATTGACATCCTGTCTCCTTACCATTCAACTTTCCTAGAATCTGGGAAATTTTGTTTTCCATATTTTTCATGAAATTTTCTATGACATTTTCAACAATACGTTATTGAATTTTCAACTTTTAATCTTAACTGCGGAAATCTTGTATACCCTTTGACATGATGAACTTGAAATCTTACTTTAAATCTTCCACATTTTTGACATCTATAACCATCTCTTGCTAATGCTTTCTTTCGTCAAACATCATAAGCTGGAGACTTTCTAACACTATGTTTCCACTTCTTTCTAAGACAACTTTGCTTTATTTTTTTGACAACACTAAAGTCTATAAGACTCTTACTTTTATTCATCTATTTAAAATATGTTTCTATTCTTTTAATTTTCTTGTATCTACCAGGTAATCGCTTATTGTTAATTATCTTACACTCAGACACATAAAAAAAGCCACCTTGTTTATCTATTATTTCGGACGTTGTTTCGTCTATTATTTTTTCATAAAAATCAGCAAATTCATCCTCACCAGGTCAAGTCTTATGATGAATCATTCCGCTTTCCGTCATTATTTTTCTCTCAGCCGATGTTCATTCTGTAATTAGATCTGTCAGTTTTATCATAATTTAACTCAACTCCTCATTTATAAATATTAGAAATCTTAGGATTTTGTTAAACAATTTTTTATCCTTCTTCTGATGTTCATGTTATCTCCAAATGATTAGGATCAGAATGAGTAGCAATATCATAACCATAAAAACTATCGAAGTTGGCTACTGACGATATTGCAAAATCAATTGTTTCGGCAGTATCATTTTGTACATTTCAATCTACATATGTATCACCTACTTCTTTAACTGTTATAGTTATCTTACCGGCAGGTTCTCCTGTATTTTCTAAAACAAAATTCGCACTTTTTCTAATTACTTCTTTTGCGTAGCGTCCGTTTGACCCACCAAATTCTAATCTTACGACTGCATTAGTATTAATAGCAGGATTACCAACAGGGTCTGTTTTTGCCAGTGTAATACTGGTAGTATCTAAACTGAAGTCGTCTGGTAGAATCACTGTTTGCCCTATATCATTTGCTAATTCTGCAGCAAGTTTTATGTCAGTAGTATAAACACCACTCTGAACAATTTGGCCTAATATTATCATATTCTTAGCCATCTAACTATCAATCCTCTTCTAATCTATTTATTCTATTTTTTAGATCACTGATTTCTACTTGTTGTTCTTTAATGGCATTTACTAATAGTGGAATAATTTTATGATATTCTAATGCAAGATATCCTGATTTTCTTTCTACTACTGCTTCAGGGAGTACTTTTTGTACATCTTGTGCAATTAAACCAACATCGTGGGTATTATGTAGTCTTTTATTATCTGAATAATCTCAATCAAATTCATATCCTGTTAATTCATTAACTTTACATGTAGACTCAGATATCGGAATTAAATTATCTTTTAATCTTCTATCCGAAGTATGATTAGCCGTAACATCACCCTCAGCGTAAATATTACCTACAGCATAAACATCACCGCTTGCTGAAAAATCACTTGCTGAAATCATTCCACTAGCATATATAGAAATATCATTTATAGTATCAGTAACATTCAAATAACCGCCGCCGCCGTAAACAAATCCTGGTCCCGCGAGGTGTTGCATAGTTATACTTGTGGCGGCAAATCCTATTTTTTTTTCTTCTGAATCATAAGATCCAGTAATTTGCATTACGAACTGTGCTGGATTGCCGGCTCCTACAGTTGAAACAATGTTAAAAGACTCTGAAACCCTTGAAATTCAATAGCCACATCACGATGAATCCGTATTTGAATAAGGAAAACCAATTGCTTCTACATTATCAGTAAAACTATATGATCCTGTTAATAATAATACACCGTTTTCAATTTTAATGGCGGGAGCGGATTCAATTGGTCCAGGATAATTAAGAATATTGGACGCATCAACACCAATTTTTATATTTGGATTAGATTCACCAGCTTTATAAAATCTCAAGTCAGCAGTCTCACTAGATACAATTATTCTTTGATAACTTGTTAAACCAAAGGCACCAGAACCACTTTTTATTTCTATTTTAGGAGTACTTGTATCTAATAATATACTTTTATCGCCAGTAGATTGAATATTGGTAGAATTAATCGTTCAACCACCAATATTACCGATTGTGGCATTAATCGAACCGCTGAACCAAGCATCTGATGCAGACACAACACCATTCTCTAATAAGAAATTAGAACTAGAAATGATTATATCACTTCCATCTCACTTTAAATACTTAGTAGCATCTCCAATATTGAGTTGATATTCAGAAATACCATCATAGCCCATAAAAATACCAGCTTTGGTTGTATCATAAGAAGATTTATCATTGAAATACATTATCTTCTTATCGGCATTTAAAACGATATCAGAACCAGAACTAAGAGATACATCACTAATGGTTCATCCACCAATATTACCAGCTTCTGAGGTAACTGTACCACTAAACCATGCGTTCGATGCTGATATATTACCATCTTCTAATAAGAAATTAGAACTAGAAATATATACATCATCCCCTGAAGCTGTAAAATTTTCAACATTTATATTAACATTCGATCCACTAATACTCATCTGACCAGTATCATACCAATAATTTCCATCATTAATAAATATACCATCATTTGAACCACTACTACCACTTCCGATTACCATATCACCGACATGAATTTTACCAGTAAACGAACCAGTATCAGCAGTTATAGCTCCTTCTAAAAATACATTTTCTGCTCATAGACCAAATCCTGGCGAACTACTTCCGTATACTTTATCAGATGATAATCCTGATAAATTACCTAAGCGTAATTTATGACCTATATCTTCTCAACCACTACCAGTTCTCTCTCATACGTCCATATATGGGGTACCAGTATCAGAAGGATCTGCATTAAATTTAATATAACCACTGCCGCTTGCTGCGAGTGAAACAAAAACTTGTCCTCTTTTTAAAGTATCAGCTACACCATAATCTATACTAGTATCTGTAAATAATCAACTGTATAAATCATCGTAGGTTGGTGGATTACTTACACCTCTTTCTACATAAAATTTATTACTTGCTGTATCAATATTTTCAATTTCTAATATCTCTACTAAATACTCACCATCTGAGTATGCTTTAGTAGTTAGAAACTCGCCTATTACAAAACCATCTACACTATTGACACTCATTGTTGTATCTGTATGAACAATATCAGAAGTTAAAATAGTTGTATTAGAAATGATAACTTGACTTCCAATTGCATTAATAGTATCTCTTACCATTCCAACAGAAGATAGAATACCTCTTATAGTTACATCATTGAATTCTGCGGCTCCTGATGAACTAATAATTCAACCTGTTGGTTCTTCTTCGTTTATACTAGCATAGTCCGTAGTTTTTATAGTTCCACTACTATTTATTACAATATTTGAAGATGTTAATTGAGTAGGATTTATACTTCAACCGCCAATATTACCAGTATCAGCATGAATACTACCACTTAATCATGCATTTGAAGCTGAAACATTACCAGTATGATCTACTAAAAAATTACTACTACTTAAAGCATAAGCTTGAGAACTATCACCTATTTCGAACCCTGTTGTTGAGAGACTATTCGATGTTATTGTTCAACCACCTATTATGCCTCCAGTCGAAGCATTAATATAACTCGCGTAAAGTGAACCTGATATTAATGCTGAACTTGCTGTTATTTGTCCACTATCCCCACGAAGTATCAAATTATTATTAGAACTCGATATAGCTGTTTCTGTTATTGCAAAACTACCAATTGTTCCTACAGTAGCATGTATCGACCCAGATATGATGACATCAGTTCCAATATTCAAGATACTACCGTCATAATCAATACCAGAACTCCCACCAGCTCTAAATTTAGGTGTAGTATCGTCTAGAATGAAATAGTTATCTGTATCTATTTTCATACCTTTACTATCTGTGTCAAATAATCCAAATGCTACAGTTCCAGCATTTACTTCACCAGTAAATTTACCTGATTCGGCCACTATTTGGCCGGTAAAATGGCCAGAAGAAGCAGATATAGATCCACTAATTACAGCATTACTAGCAGTTAGATCACCGGCGTTACTTACAAAGAAATTACTACTACTTATCTCACCATCTGCTGTTAATTTTAAATTATTATTTACTATTTCATTATTTAATATATTTCAATTACCGATGTAACCAGCTGAAGCACTTATTGTTCCATCAAATCATGCGTTTGAGGCTGAAACATTACCTGATACGTCAACACTAAAATTATCTGTACTTATCTGTATTTTATCATCAATAAATTTTATATAACCATCATCATGGGCACCGGCAACAAATTCTCCAGAACCACTTAAATATATTCCATTAAAACTACTAAATGTCTGATTAATAACATCACTACCTAATTGAACCCTACCGCCATCATTAGAATCAACAATAATTGTAGAACTAGTTAAATGAAAATTATCACTATTAATCTGTATATCTGATGCAGTAATAATTAAATGATCAGATTTTATAAATAAGTTTTCTTTATCTCATACAATATATTCATTAATATCACCAACTCTAAATTGACCAGAGCCTGACATATATATGCCATCGCCGCCTAATTCAGAAATTGACATAGATGAGTTTGGATCACCCAATGAAATATATTCATCGGTACTATTTATAACAACATTACTACTCGATATTTGATCACCATCTATCATCCATCCACCAATAGAACCAACTGTAGCATTAATACCACCTTCTAAATAAGCTGAACCTGATGCATATAATCCATAACCAGCTAAAGCACCAAAAACGTCTGAAGTAATACCAGATAATTTTCCTAATCTTACTTTTATATAATCTGATTGTGAAACATTTTGTCAAC